CTAAAAGGTATAAATATCCGTCCGATCCTTAAATACCCTTACTTCTCTGACCACGATGCGTATCAGCGCCTGTCGATCCTCGAAAGTCCACTCTTCGTCCGCTCTGGAGAAATAGAACGCTGCTGCTTCCTGCATCAAGTGTTGGCTGCGCTCCTTAGAGTTTTCCTGTTGCATCGTTGTACGTAGCTGCTCCACTTTTGCTGCCATCGTCTTCTCCCGGTCAGTCAATGCACGCATTTCCACCCGGATGGCTTCCTGGCTTTCCTCGTCATCATCAAAGGTTGTGAACAGCTTAATCAGCTTCTTGCGTTTTTCTCGACACTTCTCCACTTCATTCTGTAGACGATCTATTTCATTAACCTCAAATGATGATTGCTCTTGATGCTCTTCAGCTGCTGCAGCAATCTCGTCTGGATGATTAAGCCAACCTACAACTGTATCCCATACAAGCTTGTCGAGTGTCTCGCAGCGCATTCGCATGCCACAGCCCTTGTGCTTTGCGCCGGAGTAATTTTTTAGGTCAGTATATTCCAGTACATAAACTCCCCAACTCTTGTCCCGGCGTCCTGTCATCGTATTATTGCAATCCCCGCAACGAACAAGCCCTGAGAGAAGATACTTTCTCAAAGATTCTGGAGCAAACCGCCTTTTGGATTCTGCAATGTACAGTTGGGCTGTCTCAAATGTCTGCTCATCGATAATCATCGGGATTTCGGTATAGGCCCACTCTTCCTCTGGCCTCAATTTCATTCTGACTTTTTCGTCAGCATCACGATATTTGTTTCCTACCATACCTTCGGTGTTCCACCGGTTCTGCGCGTACTGTCCAGTGTATGAGCGATTGAGGAGGAGTTGCCTCACCACTTGCCGATGCCAGACGGCGGCACCTCGCTTTGTTGGTACGCCGTGCTCTGTGAGATATACGGCTATGCCGTTAATCCCCTTAACTAAGTTGTTGGGTTTAACAAACGCCTCAAAGATAAACCTGACGATCGCCGCCTCTGCTTCATTGATGACATATGTACTATTAACGGCGTCATAATCATAACCGTACATCTTGGAGTTTTTAACGACCTTCCCCTGGCTCGCTTTCTCCCGCCTGCCCCGGCTGGTCCGCTCGGTAATCTTGGCTTTCTCAAATTGGCTGAACGCACCGCGCATCTGGAAAAATAGAATGCCTTCCGGCGTCTTCTTGTAATCGTGATTGACGAAGACCAACTCAGCTCGTTTCTCGATCTCGTTCGCCAGTAGCAACTGGATCATCAGATCACGGCTCAGCCGGTCCGGATCCCAACAGATGACCTTTGTAATGATGCCATCCTTAATATCCTTCCGCAGCCGGTCCATTGCTGGGCGGGACATCAACGCCCCGCTGACGCCCTCATCTATATATTCAATGATTTCTTCCTCAATCCCGGCTTTCGTCCGGTTCTCCTTCATCTGGTCGCTCACGGAGTATTTGCTCTGCTCGTCGTCGCTTATCCGACCATAAAGCCCCGTTGCCATTGAGTTCCCTCCTAGCCATGGTTAGGAGATAATTGTAACACTCCCGTCTGACCCTGTCATTAGAGTCACCTTCTATCAAATTGACATGCATGGGTGCATCACCTCATAAAGATGATATGCAGCCATACATTGTCCACTTGCGAAAAAATCCACGGCAGCAACCGAGGCTCATCGATATTTATTTCGCCAATTATTGGGACCAGGCTCAAACGCATAGATGACCCTGGCCACCCCTGCCTCCCGATCCCACTCTATGTAGTCGGCCTGCTGCAGCTCAGTCAGTGCATCCATGATTGTCTCCAGATCACGTTGGGACATCTGGAGAAGCAGTAAGTAATCCATTTTGGTCGAATCGTGCCGGTTGCAGTTAAAGAGGATCCGCAGCAGTTTGCGGGCATGGTCGCTCAGCATGGCTCAACGGACTCGATGTCCCGCATGTCGATCCAGTACCCATCAACGAGTATTCGCTGCCGCTGCGCATGTACGCGGTCGACACGGCCAGTCACCAACTGCTCCTCGTACGGATGATAGACACGAACCTTCACGGCACTCCCGTGCTGCAGCGATTCGGCAAGGCGCTCTTGCATTTGCTCAAGCTCCTGTTCATCCAACTCGATGCGATCCCTCCGCTTAAGCTGCTGGCGTTGCTCCTGCATCCTGACACGATGCTCTGGCAGTATCATGCGGCTCGACTCCCATAGACCGTTCCCTTCCAACTTTTTAGGCATATGCACCCTCCCGGATTCTCTCGACGGCCATTATGTTACCCACGATCAGGATACGCGGTGCGCTAGCCTTATGGCAGTAGACATGAGCCCGGCCATTATTGACACTGCGCACTTCTACGATCCGCTTGCTAAAATTACCGCTCTGGTCCATGTAGATGATTTCAACAGTGCTGCCAACGTATTTACTAAACATGGTGACCACTCCTTCGAACGTTTGTTCTTATTATATGCGAATGTACGTTCGATTATCAACAAGAAAAAAGAGCCATGGATTACTCCGCTGGCTCACCTCTCATGATCTGCTGGACCTTTTGTACTTTCTCTGACATCCCAGGGTTCTGCTCAGTGTACGACCGGAATGCTTCCTGGAGCAGAACACCCTTTTCCGTTTGGCTCACGAAGGCCCAAGTATCGAGCAGATCGATAAAGTCATCGTCGAATCGGTAGCTTGTCGTCGTCTTGGATTTGGTCATTCTGCTTGCTCTGGGATATGCGTCATGATGTCGTTCGGCTGGCAACTAAACCTGCTGCATATCTTGTCGATCGTCTCCATAGATACGTACTCATCTTTGCCAAGCTTCGCCAGAGTCGCGCTGGATAGTCCCAGTTCTTCGCGCAACTGTGTGCGGTTCATGTCGTTCTCCAGCAGCATGTGCCAGAGCTTCTTATAAGAAAACATACCGTTCACTTCTTTCTAAATGATATATGTACATGATACATCTAAATGTTTAGATATGCAAATAATATCTTTACTTTATATTTAGAACATGTTATAATATATTTAGAAAGTTAAAGATTAGCTTTCCGAAAGGGTGAACAAGGGAATGCAAGATTGGGTGAACCTCCTCACGGCGGCTATACAGTTACTGGCAGCAATCATCATCTACAAGGCCGCTACGAAAGAGGACAACAAAAAAGGAACCCCACGCAAGCGCCGCAAACGCAAGTAAGGTTCCCGGAAGGTCGGATCGCACCCGGCCTTCCTCCCAATCTTAACATAAGCAGCACCAATTATATAGAGGGAGATGATCGGATGAACTACACAATGAACATCAATGAGGAAAGCATTGGGGCACTGAACATGGCGATCGCCGACCGGCGGCGGACCATTGAACAGATTCTTACGACCATGACCAGCGGCGGAATGAAGCAAGCATACGAGGCAGAGTTGGCGGCCCTCAATCAAGCTGGTGAAGCACTCGGAATGGCAACCATCTAATCTAGGGGCTCCGGCCCCTCCTGGAGGTGACGGTATGATCGAGACAATGTCCTACTATCTTTCAGTGGCGGCGCTGATTATGAGCTGCGCGGCGTTCGGAGTAGCGCTGAGAATGTATAAACGCAAATAGCCGGCGGGCTTACGCGGGGAGGATTACTATGCAAATTGAAATCTATAAGACAGCCTGCTCATCCTGCGGCGGCACGTTCTACGAGTTGGACGGTGCGCTGGACAACTGTCCCCACTGTAATGCAGAAACGGACGAAGCCACCACCAATGATACGTTGACCGCAACGGTGGAGATTGACTGGCGGACGGGTGTAGTAACGATTAAACAAGACAACTGATTACTTATGACCGACCTGCTGAGGTCGGTTTTTTATTGGAACACCTCCCACATATCGCCAAATATATAGTACAATAGTCTTATTTCATGCAAAAAAATATCATTAAAGGGGACTGTCATGACTTTAAAAGGAATCGGAATACGTATTTCACCTTCGGAAATTCATTATACAATTTTAGAAAAACTTGAGGACGATTCTATATCATACACCAACGAGATTATGATTGTACCAAAAGCTTTAGATCCCTCACGTCAACTTTCTTATATCAGAACTAATTTATTCTCATTAATATGTGAACTTAATATAACTAGAGCTGGACTAAAAACAGCAGAAGGATTATCGCAGAAAAAAAGCATATTCCGACTCAACCTTGAAGGGGTAGTTCAGGAACTTTTCTCAAACAGTTCAATTGTGAGCTACTATGCAGGGACACTGACCTCAATTGCATCAAGACTAGGAACTACCAGTACAATAATCAAAGGTTGTTGTGCGGGCGAAAACACCTTTAACATTAATGATTGGGATAGCATGACTAAAAATCATCGGGAAAGTTATCTTGCGGCTCTTGCTTCAATTCAAAATCGATAGTTCGGAGGATAAAAATGATAATTATTAACGGAGTTCAATCAACCTTAAGATTAGATAAATGGAGAACACTTGGTTTAGAGGGTAGAAATTCAACTGTATCTGTTTGTTTAGACACACAACTTAGCGAGGTATTAGTTCTAAAAGAAATAACCAAGGATTCTTTAGATGCTCAACAAGTTGATGACTATTTCTTGGAATCGAAAATGTTAAACGCTTCGAGTCATCCTCACATAATGCCCATTCGTCACGCCAGTAGTGATGAAAGTACTATTTACATCACAATGCCCTTCTACGAAAAAGGATCTTTGAATACTTTAATGGACACTAAATTTCTAACTCCAAAAGAAATTATTAAGTATTCCCTCGATTTCCTGAGCGGTCTACTATTCATTCACACAAAAGAATTGCTCCATTTAGATATCAAGCCTACTAATGTAGTTATAAATGACAACGACAGGGCTATCTTGACTGACTTCGGATTATCTAGATATCTAAATGAGAACGGGCTTGCGGATCAAGCTATGCAATACTCACGGCATAGATCACCTGAGTCATATTCCATTGACGCTAAATCAATAAAAGATGATATATATCAAACTGGCCTCACATTGTATCGAATGGCTAATGGCAATCAGGTTTTCAAGGAGCAATTCGAGTTATTACAACATCAATGTAACTTTGACCCCGTACAAATCGGAGTTCAAGTACAAGGAGGGGTTTTTCCGGACAGGAATTTCTTCCTTCCCCACATACCGAAACCAATTAGGAACATAATAAAAAAAGCTCTACACCTCAATCCCGATAGACGTTATAAAAACGTATTGGAAATAATAAATGCTCTAAGCAAGATTGACGAAAAACTCAATTGGGAGTACACTTTGGATACTAACACGAACACACATTCTTGGTCCCTTGATGAAGGCAACTCCATCACTAGTGTTATTTTGGATTCAAATTTGGTAGTGTCGTCTACAAAATTAACAAAATCCAGTCAGAGGACTAGGAACAATAATACAATTAGAGGAACGTTCGGCTCATTGCCGGAGGCTTTTGCATATCTTGAAGGTAAGTTAGAATAAAAATCTTGCAGAGGAGGGATTGGAGATGCATAAAGAGTCGAGAAAACTTTCTCGGGATTGGCTCGCAAATCCAAATAAGGACATTCCTCTGCAGGAGCTATGGAAAAAAAACAATTCCGTGGTTCTTACTGATAACAAGAAAATAATCGATTTGGGTAATGGTTACGATATCATAAAGCCCATTGATACTAGCAAAAAATTTAAATGAAGATCCGCCCAGCCCATAGGCTAGGCGGTTTTTTTTGCTATGCCACAAGAATGCTTGCTGTCTTACTTGGGCCGTCCCAGGACACGGTACCGCCCAGGACCTCTGCAACAGCCCGCAGCGCTACGTAAGTAACTCCGTCGATTAACTGACCATAGACCGGCTTTCCGTCGACGCTAGCTGTCTTCGTGACGTTATCCCAACTTACTGACTTCCCTGCCGCCTCTCCCACCGATCGCAGCGGCGCAAGGGCTCGATCAGCTATCAACACGCCGCTAGCGACTGCTCGACCATTGACCAAGATACGGACTGCTGGGTACTGCGGTTGGATGGCTGCAGGCGCAGCAACGTCCGCCCGGAATTTACTCATGCTTATGACCGGGCAAGCTTTCCAACTGTAGCCCGGGTACTCGCTGTGCCCCTTGATCTCTTTTGCTGATGGGATGTTGCCCTGCAGGTACCATACAAGCTTAATAGCCGCCTGGTACTGTGCAGTTGAAGGCTTCTGGCTGCGGAAGTCGCCGACCAAACAGATGCCCAGCGCGTGACGATTGCTGTTGCCCACGTGGAAGCCAACCTGCGTCCAGTCCAGGCATTGACTGACTGTTCCATCCTGGCTGATAACGTAAGTATAAGCAATGCCCGGCCAGTTGTTGGTGCCGACATGGTAATTTGCGAAAGCTGCAGCTGATCCGGTAAGGGTCAAGGAATGATGAATCGCAATAGACCTGATGTCGGTCAGTTTGCGCGTCGCGTAACGCTTTGAAGCATGCCGCGGCAGCTTACCGCGTAAGTCAGTGATGTTCAATGGAGAGCGCCCCCTTTTCCTTCTGTTGCTGCGCATTGAAGTCCTGAACCGCCTTCTCGATAGCAGCCTGAATACTCAACGGGTCAAACTCAATGCCATTTTTACGCAGCATGCCTTCTACATATTTGACCGCGTCACTCAGCTTCTCGGGGCCGCCTTTTTCCCTCCAGGTTGTCTCAGCCAGCGCCGCGCCTTCTGCGGCCAACTTGTGCAGGATCTCGCGCTGTGCAGCCGTTGTCCGGGATGCCAACCACTCATTGACCTTCGTACGCAGTGTAGCTGCAATGCCCAATAAAACAACAACGAGGATGCTCACAAGAGCATCCCCGATCGCACCGATATGTGGTTGTAATTGTTCCATTTATTCATCACCCTTATCATGTATTTTTTCGATCCACCTCAACCTCAAATTGAACGCTTTCCGCTTTGTGAGCCAGGCCATAATAACCAGTGCAGAGGTTGTACCGATCTGCGATACCATCCAAAAGACACGCTGCACACGCTCCAGATCATAAGTCCGATATCCAAACACATCGCTGGATCTCATCCAGACTGCAACAAGCATCTTCGTATCGTAAGAGACCAAAAAAAAGAACATCGCCATTATAAACAAATAGACGTGTCCCACTTTAAACTGTTTGATATAGATGCCTGCATGTGCCAGTATGACGTATGTCGCGCACCCCACTGCAATGATGTACAGCAGCAGCGTGCCCCAATCAATCCAATCTATCTCAGTCATTGGCATTTATCTCCTTCGGGGCATACTCAAAATATTTCGCAAAATTGTTGCTTCTGATCTCTTCACGCAGCTCCGCGTTGGCCGTTTGGTCTTGGATGATGCTAAGCCGGACTACGCGGTCTGCTCGGCTGATATCGGCCTCCTTAGCTCGGAGCTGACGGGAAAAACGGCGTAACAATCGCATGAACATGCAAATCATCCTCTCCGCGCCTCGTCTCTCTTAAGGTTATTAACCGCTATCGTGACCTGCTCAACCGCTTGTGTAGTAGCCCCCAGCTGCTTGACGGCATCGTCGCGTTGCTGCTCTACCTTGGTCAGAAACTCCCTCGGCACCAACTCCCCTTTTAGGATTTTTCGCATGATGAACATGAGCAATCCAAAGGATACGATAGCGAAGATTGGCACGATACCATATTTGTCTATTAACGAGGCCCACCCCGATACCTGATCATGCGTCACGCGCTGACCCCCCCACTCAAAATAAAAAGCCCTGCACAAGGCAGAGCTTATATAACTATAGATCAGCAATTACGCCCACGATTTTCCGCCACTTGCCGACCAACTCATGACTTTCTTGGCAACCTCCGCATCCTCATCGTTTTCAATGAGATTGCTTTTGAAATGGTGAGGAATCAATTGTCCCGACGCCTCTTTTCTTGCCGCAACCTCTTCAACAGAGGCGATGACACGTGCTGGGTTGCCTGCCACAACCATACCTTCTGGCACGTCTTTAGTCACAATCGCACCGGCGGCAATAATAGTGTTTGATTCGATAGTGACTCCAGGCAATATTATTGCTCCGCGACCAATGAAGACATTGTCCTTGATAACTACTGGCGCCACAAATCGTTTTCCATTATGCAAGACCAAACTATCATCATGCGCCAGAATTTCAGCTCGTGTAATCGTGCAACGGTTGCCAATTTTAATCAGCCATGGATAGACCGCATCGAAAGTGCTGTCATAAATCACTACACTCTCACCTATGACCATACCCAATTGCCGATACCGATCTATCCTCTCGGACATTGACGCGTCTTTCGCATAATAACCAAGAAATTTATTGATTTTGTTAGCGATCTTTTTCTTGATGCTCAACTGAACAACCCCATTCCCCGTATTTGATACATATTGTATCACGGAGGAATGGATTTTTCTAGGAGGATTATGGAGTGACCGCTACGTTGTATAACAATTCAGGTGCATGCTTATATAAGAGGGCCTCAATTAAATGTCCGGCTCCGAACACCATAAACTTAGCATATCCTAAAACACCTGTCTCGGGATGAATCGCCTCTGGTGTCGTGCCGTACTTGGCTTGAGTATTGACCCACTTGCTTAACACGATATCAGCCTCTGCGCGGAATCCGTAACGATACATGCCAGCAATCAAGGTGCCGTCGATCATAGGGCGACTGCCGCCATACATCCAGTTAGCTCCGTTGTATGACGGGTAGTCCCGGCTCATTGTGCGCATTCCGTACTGCCCAAAGAACATATTTGGATCCATGATATTCGGGAGCATGCGATCTGCTTGTGCCTGAGTTGCGATACCAGACCATAGAGCCAAATAACTACGGAATGTTTTGTATTGGTACTTAGCCATCTTGTCGGCACCAGCCACCCCAAGCTCCTTGAACCAACCTTGCGTGTCGTCCCAACAGTGCTGACGGAAACTGTCGCGCAGGCGTGTTGTCCAGAGTGTCCAGTAATCAATTTCAGCCTGAGGTTTGCTAAGGTACTGAGCAATTCCAAGCATGGACATGGCGTAGTCGTAGAGCTCGCACTGTGTCTTCACGTCAGCTGTAACCGTGGTCACGCCGCCCGGTGACAATGGTGATTCCTCTTGAATCTCTGTATCTGTCGGCGCGGTCAAGAGATAAACACCTTGCGCCCAATCTGGATGTTGGTAGCCCGGCTTTGTGATCCAGAAGGTAAAGACCAGCTTCATCTTGTCATAGATGCTGTTAATGAAATCCACTTCATCTGTCGCTTTGAGATACCGGAGAGCTGCGCGGCCAATTTGCTGGGCTGCATTCTGAACCCTGCCATTCACTCGGTCATTGCCAGTCCCCGTCCCCCAGAACGTTGGGTCACCTCGCCAGAACCCCGTAACAGGATCAACGATGTAATTAAAGTTGTAATCCAACTGGTCGCGGACCAACTGAGGATCGATGCCGACCATGCCAACAATCGCCTCTCCTGTGTCCCCGGACCAAGAAGCATTCCATCGTGCCAAGCTGGCAAAGAGGATGTTGAACTGCTTGCCGTTGTATGCCTGACGTTCCGGTTGATAGTTAGAGTTGCTGCGCTTGTTGTATTCCATTGTCCATAAGAACTGACGGTACGCTTTGAGATCGCGGCCACCCATACCTGTAGGAACGGGGAGTGCTGACACCCTTTGATTCCAGTAACGAAGCGTCCCTTCAAAACTTGTGTTCGGCACGTTGGCCGTAGCTTGCTTGGCTGCAGCCTCTGTTACACCGATTCCAACCACCCAGCGGAAGACAACCTTCTGAGTCCGATTATCGCCCAGGCTGGCGGATAAATATGCATTGTGATCCTGAGCCCCTGACATCTCCAATGTGTCAGTGCCGGTCGGCAAAGCGCCCGACGAGAAGTGTTGGTTATTGTCGTACGTCGTAGCAAAGTGATGTCCAGTGCTTTTATGGTTTATCGGACGCACAAACCGCCATGTCGCATTGTTCGGATTACCAATCGTAATGAACGAACTGCCATCCAACGCAGCATCATATCCGATTGTGATACCGGTTTGATCCGACCTGGACATTGCACCCCAGCAAATGCTGACTGCGTTTTGAAGGCGGATTTGATTATTACTCGCATCTGGAGCAACCTCAACTTCACAGTAAAGCGCGTCCCGGACGCCCGGTACCGCGTACCAGCGTTGAATGAGACGGAATTTGCTTTGTGGGTTTGCCCCTATTTGGATGATGCCGGACCAAATCGAAACCCCAGGATAACCGAATAGTTTTACATCAGTCGCACCATGACTCTTCCGGGACCATAATCCCAAACCAGCCATATGCAAGCATAGTGATCCATAACCAACCGAGTTGGTTCGGTTGAAGCTGTTTGCATATGTCGTTTCCATGCCAGATACAACCGCTAGTGGCTGGGTCGCACCAAAAAAGAAGTTGCCATCCAAACCGGTATCTCGTAGTTGCCCAACCGAAAACGGTAGTCCGTCACTGATGACCGGGATAGGCGCATCTTCCATAATGAACGAGGACGGCTGACCTTGGGTAATTCCTGATGCGATGACTTCGCCACCCGATTGATTCAGCTTAGAACGTACATCTGGTGACAATTTGTCTTCTGTGACTGCCCCTTCCTGCAGCTTGGCAGTTGAGACGCTGTCGTCGTCCGGCTCCCCGCCTCCCCCGCCCGAGCCTCCGACAATTCTTACGTTCAAACTGCCGTCCTCGTTAAACCCCTGGACGACTTGCCCGCCCTCGGTCATGTACCTACCATTCTGGAGGGAAACATTCTTTATGCTCATTGATTACTCTCCTTTCTGGGCTTCCCCTTGTTCTCTAATCAGACGAGCAATAGCCATCTCGGCACCCAAACCAAGTTTATTGATATCAACCGAAAGCTGCTGCGGCTGATTTTCAATGGTCTTGAATAACATCATTCCGGGTGCATCCTCGCCATTCAATTCCGTGACTACCTGGGCAATCCTCCGAAGGGCTTCGGCATACTTGTCGGCTAGGAAATGATTAGATCCGAAGCTTTCGAATAGGATAGTAACGGTAAGTTCCCCGACTTCGGCTTTTTGTTTAATCTCATAATCCTTGAAGCCAACCAGCAAATGCTGTTTCGCCACCTCTGCCATGGTTGTTTCCTCCCATAAGAAAAGGCCCCGCATTTGCGGAGCCCTTCGTATTATTTAATGTTGTCATACTCTTTTGGATACTCGAGATCGGCAAGGAAATCATTAATGCTTTGAATTGTCTCTTGCCCGTAAGTATAAACATTAAAGTCTTTCTTAAGCATGTACAGTTCAAGGGTTATTACGCGCACTTCGAGAGCGGCAAATGCTGCCCGACTGACTGCACTTCTAATATCTCGTTGTATTCGATATCCCGGAGAGGTTTCAAAATTTTTGAGTGACACTACCCTTTTGTCCAGTTCGCCAATAGCTGTGCGGAGACTGTCTTTTGACATAGATGTCTCAATAGCTACTGCATCACTCTTCATTCCGTTAATGATTCCATTGAACTTTTTGATGAACTCAATTTCTTCGCCGACCTTGCTTCGTTTGTTCCGGATCTCAGAGTCTTCTTTAACATCTAAGGCTTTCGTATAGACATCCCAGGATGACTGCAACTCCTTGGCCTGATAATGACCTTCCGCCTGAGTAACCAGTTCCTCAAACTCTTTATCCGTTGAACTGCAGGCCGTGATCAGCAAGGCTGTCAGGATAAAAGCCAATATAGTGTGCCTTTTCATTACTCCAGCTCTGCCTTCTGGGCTTCGAGCTCGGCCAGCTCGGCACTCAGTTTCTCGTGCTCTGCTTTCAGCTTGTTGTACTCGGCAACCTTTTCGGGAGTAGGATTCGTTTGATTCCGTATGGCGTCGTGCTGTATTTGCGCGGCTTGTTCCCAAACGATATCGACTTCCTTACGCTTATCGGAAATCTTTTGATTCAATTCATCCAATTCATTTGCAACAGCAACATTTGAATCGTCTGTTACAGAATCAGGAGCGCCGTTATTTGATGAAGCTGATTCCCCGTCATCTTTTTGATTCATAAGTATTTTTTTATCTACGAAGTCCACTTCAAATCCTCCCATCTCAGCAATGGACCGTACCGGCGCATAACTCTTTCCGTCGATTATAATTGCCTTCTCAACAGGGATTCCGGCAACCACAATTTCCGTTTCTCCTTGAACTTTCTTGCCCACGAGAGCTGCGATGTCAGCGCCGTATACACTAGTAGTTAGCATGACAGCAGCCCCTATAAATGCTCCAGTTAACAAGTAAGACAGCTTTTTCATGATTAAATGTATCCTCCTAATAAGGTATTTGGGATATTATACCTTATCGGCTAGGATCGGTCGATCATTAAGAGGATGATCCTGTTGTTCGGTATGTGCCTCCTCCTGTGTTTGGATTGTTCTGGAGATTGCCGTGGTTATGGTGAGCTGTGGTGACATCATGCGTATGTCCTTTTTCAGATTTGTTATCGAGTGCGGTGGTCAAGTTGTCGATCTGAGTTTGAAGACCATCCATACGAGTATCTTGGGACGTGTCCTTTAGCTGAAGTAAAGCCAGCATAAAGTCCAAGTGCTGTTGAAGAGTTTGCTGCCGCGATACGCTAAATAATCTAGTCCAGTCGGGAACTTCAACGTTAAATCCAGAGCCAGGGCGAAGCTTTACACTTCTGTCTGAACTCAGACTTAAATCTTTATAACCATGCAATGCAGGAAGGCCCAGGGTAGAACCCAAGGAAAAGCTACTCTCACCTAAAGTAGTCCCGACTATTCCCGGTTCCCCCAAAATACCTGGCATGAATTCAATGTTTGTCTGCGCATCCGTGTAGACTCCCAGTCGATTACCCACAATGTTCATCATCGATTTAGGGAAGCTTGCCGACGTTTGAACCGTCGCACCAGTCACCGTGCCGCCCTGGATAATCGCACCGATGACCTGACCGCCTTCTACGATAGATGCGATAACTCGACCTGAATACCTAGCGTCTCCCGTCTCAGCATCCTGCCAGACTGTTCTTGCCCCCGCCTTATTGAACAGCACCACACCGTACTCTCCCGGTGCAATCTGGCCCAACTGCGCCCGGATACGCTCCAGGTCATCCGATACCGTAATGCCGATACCATCGACCAGCGTAATGGAGTCGTCGTACTTGACGCCCTTGAGGACGGCGTTCTTGCTCGTATAGACCATGGCCTTCTTTGATGCCACGGTCGCCCGGAAGATGTAATCAGCCTCCGTCAGCTCCCGGAAGTTGGCGAGTGAGACGCGGCCTCGTTTGGGCTCGAACGGGTACCGCTCGAAGGTCTGGACGCGGGCATCAAAGTGATAGCCCATTTCTTCATCACGGACGGTCACCGTGTCTCCAGCGCCGCGGATCTGCTCTGCAAGGTACTCGGCATCTACTTTCTCCAGCTGCACAAACTCTACGTCATAGGTGGCCTTGGGAATCTCCACGTCTCTCAGATGCTTCTGCATGGCTGACAGCAGCGCCGCCTTGTCCTCGATCTCCGGGAACTCGACTTTGCCCTCATATGGACGGGACGGGTCGAAGTGAGGCGAGTCGATGTACTTGACGCTGTAGCCCGGGAGACCCTCAATCGTCAGGCCGTTTTTGCCGTAGCCGTAAAGTCTCGTGACACGCTCCATGTTCTGCAGCTTCCGTTTGATGCCGGCCATGTTTTTTCGATAGCGAATCTCGGCGCCCCGGTTCGCTCCGGCCCGGGTGGTCAGCGTGATCGTGTAATTGTCGTACTCGAGCTCGGCGTTGTACATCGCCCGGACGGTCTGCAGCAGGTCGTTCTTCTGAGCCTCGCCGAAATCGAACACGTCCTCCGGCTGAAAGCTGCCCTGCACCGCCATTTGGAACGGCGTACCGTTGCCCAGCAGCGCCAGCATAGCAGCAGGAGGCTGCGCTGCAAGGAACTCGATATAATCGTCCAGGTAAAACCTCGACAGCTCAAACGCGACGTGGTGGGCCTCCACAACCTTATAAATCTTACGACCTTGCCGGATCTCCTCAACTGACTTGATGGCGAAGTGTTGCCCGCGCTCAATGTCCGGAGGGAACCTTACCTCGTTCTCCAAGATCAGACCCTCGTAACGCTCCTCGTCGCCTTCCTCTCGCGGATAAGCAAACGTCACGTAGTAATTGCCGTTCAGTTCCTCCATGACGCGGACTTCCATGGCTGACGCCAGCACCGCCCGGCCCTGCGCTGTGTGCAGCTCCAACCGGCTTCGAAACTTGTTCATTTCATCCCTCCTACAAATACCGGTCCTGATGTGTGACACGTGTCTGGACGCTGCGTGACGGCGACGAATCGGTGTATCGGATCTCGTTGCGGCCCGGGTTGATGTTGAAGAAATCCCCGGTATAGCCGACCAGCACGCCGTTCTTGGTGACCTTCAGTTTGCGAACGTCGATGACAATCTTCTCGCCTGGCGCCAGCGTTCCGCTAATGGCGATCTGATCCACCCGCCAGCGGCTGCCCGCGCCCAGCACCTCGACGGCGAGTTCGACCGGCTGCGGATTGGCCTTCATTTCCCGCAGGAAGCTGCCCAGCACCTCAGTCTCGATCTCAATCGGCCCCGGTACCCCAACGACCTCACGGATGAAGCTACCCAGCACCTCGACAGCAGCCTCCACTTCCCCGCCTGCGCGGATCTCCCGGAGGAAACGACCTTCCACCTCAACCTCAGCTTCAACCGTACCGCCGCCGTAGATGACGGTCGAGAATGACGACGGGCGGTTGAACGGCGCTCGGTTAAACGGGGCGTACATCAGCATCCCTCCTTCCCATTAGAGTAGCCCCGCCTAAGCAGGGCCACGTCATTACTCTCCTTGCAGCGGTTGGCCGTCAGTGCCCAATCCCAGCGCCGTCAGCTCTGCCTCAACAGCAGGCTTAAGCGTTGCAGGGATCTGCTCATACTGCCGACGCCCGGCGATGATCAGCGTCACATATACCGTTACGATTGCCATGGTATCACCTCCCAGCAAATAAAATAGGAGCCTTACCAGGACGCGAGTAATCACGTCGGGTCAGCCCCTCCAAGCATCATTTCATATAGATCCGCTACCACTTCCATGAGCATAAGGTTTTGCGCCTGCAGCTCCTCGACCTGCTGCGACAACGGTGGGCGGTACACGGGCGGTGTTTCTTCGCCGGGCTCTCGGTAACTGAATATGAGATTACCCGTCTCCAGGTCGACCCGGTAGCCACTGGCCTGAGCGAAGTCCTCCGCCAGCTCGCCGTATTCCAACTCCAGCAGGCCGACAGTCTCCGGTACCCGTTCCGCTAGGGCGGTATAGCTCGCAAAGTCTTGCTCCTGCGTTGTCTCCACTACATCACCGCTGCGTTCCCCCGTGTCTACGAGGACATTGCCGGTTGATAATTCATAATAAATTCGTCTTCCGATGTCCATGTGGTCCTCCTATTCCTCATAAACTATATAAGAGAATGTGATATTTTCGTGAGCTGGCACTTGGATTCGCCCACTACTTCTAACGAAACCTGGCGATGCGGTTGTGTAAACAAATGATGTATAGTTTCTGCCGCCTACAAATATGTGCGGGAAGTACACAGAATAAATAACAAGTTCATCCATATCTCCCCTGCTCAGGACAATAGTCCCCGGCGTGAAAGCGAGGCCTGTTAAATTCACAACTCCCCGATTCATCGTTCCTCCACCAACCGGATAAAATTGCTGAGACGCAGAACTTGATGTTATCGTTCCGGTAGCCGTCCGCTTACCTGCTATTAAAGTCCCCGTTAACCCGAAAATGGTCATCCCAGCGCGAATATTCGCAGCCTGAAAAGTAGGATCAGAGATTGTTACACGATTCCCGGTGTCTCCTGGATAGAATCCCGGTTGGGGACGGATTTGAATTGATGTGCCGGAGCTAGTTCCCGATTGACCTGCCACAATGCCAGTCCGATTTACAATTGTCCCGTTAACCAATCCATCTTCGGTACCAATCGTCTTACCCGCCAACACGTCTCCTGCTGCGGCGTCACCGTACTCACCCCCTTCACCCGTTAATATAAAAGCCGCCGAACCGTCGTATACGAGCGAGTAGATGCCGCCGTTCTTCAGCAGGCCCGCAGGAGGCGCGGAGCCATTGGGACGCCGGATAGGCCGCGCACCCAGCCCGTTAACGTTGATCGTCGGTGTCGCGCCATTGTCCGCGTGAAGCTGCACCGTCACACGCAGGCCAGCCGATAATACCGGAACAGGCGAGAGCGTCAGCGTGTAGGCCGTAGCCGATCCCGCCGTGACTCCGTAACCGTTGCGGTTAGCGGATAGCGATTCTTGGGCCGTCACCCGTCCGCCCATTGTCGCGATATCGACCGTATTGTTATCCGTGTGCGCCTGAATGTAATCAAGCGCGAAGTCTACCGTATCCAGGTGCGTCATCACCCGCGCCAGCTGCTCTACCACCCACCCGAGGACGCTGCCGATGTTAGCGCCATAGGCGATCATGGCCTCGGACACGGCCGTGGTGTAGGTGTGGCGGTCCAGGACGGAATAGGAAACGTAATAATCTTTCGTGGCGTCATAATCAGCTTCACGGATCGAGGCGTTAGGGTATCCGTACGTAGCGTTCGGCGTGCCTCTTCGTCCGATTGTCCAACCGCTGTCCTGTTGTGCCTCTCGATAGATACCGATAATCTGGTCGGGACGCTGTGCAAACGGTGCGGTTGGCGGCACAAGGTTATTGATCCAGTAAAGCCGATTCGCTGCGTCATAGACCGGCACAACCTTTTCTCGTAGCACTCGACCTGTCGCAATCTCCACGATATTTGACCCCGGATGCACCGTCAGCGCTCCGCTATGCGGTACGGGCTCCCAGCCGGGCGCTGCGAGGCGATATATAACCTTGGCGGACATGTTGGCGGAGCTCTCGAACTGCTGCCGCGTCGTTCCCTTCGCGACGAAAAAATCGATTATGTTTGGCGATTGGTGTGTCGAGAAGGTGCCGATATTAGACGCGCTATCCGCCGGTCCTGGTTGATATGACATGCCTTCTATTGTCACCAATTCCCCGCGCGTGGGGACTGTCGAAGTGTCCATGTCCTGCGGCTTTGTGTATCTAATACGATCGACATTAGTTAAGGCCGTCGATATGCTATTAAACGTCAACTCCCCAAGCGTCGTCTGTCCCAGTGCCCGCCATACCTCGCCCTTAGTCGCGTCGTAGATGTCCCGGATACCGTTGGGAAGGCTAGGGAGCGTCACGTCCGCAATATGGCGCTGATCCTCCTGCGGTACAAAGGACGGGGGCAGTGCGCTGACGTCGCCGAGTACGAGCATTGGATTAATCATGTTAACCTGATCCGTTACTGTTGACTGCTTGTCAAATGTTACAGTGATTTCGTTGTGGATACCAGTGTTGAAAGTACGTACCTTCTCTGATGTCGCAGACAATAATGTTGCCACTCCACCACCGACTACGGATGTCCGGTTATCTCCGTCTCCTCTATCAAGTGTGTACGTCCGGTTAGGGACAACGGGAAGAGTGATTCGATTCGTCTGATTGCCGGATGAACCTGCCGCGATAATCGCCTTGTAAGGTTCCGTCTGTTGAACACCAGCGCTTAGTGTCCACGCTCCAAATGGCGGCAGCAGATTCCGCCCCTTCACCGACACCAACACGCCCCTCACCGATTGCATGCCGTCGATGTACGGATAGCGAGCCGCCAGCTTATCGCCGGACCATTCAGGATCAACGTTGATCAGCGCGTGTTCCTGTGGAGTTGTTTCGTAGAACGCAAAAGCGTCCATCCAAAACGTTGATCCAGTAGCCCCTGAAAGAAGCTGCAACTCACCAAGTTCATATACAAACTTATGAATGAACACGCCGGAAGAATCGTTCTCGGGTATGTTAACAGTCGTGTTATTTCTCCTGAATCTCCAAAGCCCAGACCCGACTGAACGATAAGGAATAATTGCAAGGTATGTTTGGCCGACTTTTAATACGCCTTCCAAAATCCAGCGGTATACAATGTTCCCGGATGCCGTAGCTACGTTCATGAGACTTTGAGTCCCAACCACCGCGAACTCCGTCGACTTCGTCATACCATACGTATTGGTCACGTTGTCTGAGTTACCTAGATTGCCCAGCAAGTTATACCGCGTCTGCCCCAGCACCACGACGCCAGCAGGTGACGCCTGATCCGCCTCGATGATCGTCTGGCCTTGCTTGATAGTGTGGGTTAGGGTGGATGCTTCTTTGTTCTGGTCGTTTAGGATTCGCACGTTCTCCTGCAAGGAAGCAAGGTCCTGCGCCGTCATCAGACGTGCTGCACGGGTGCCTGAGGGCCATGACTTGGCGGTGGTGCCATTATAGCCCCGTTCGCAGCCTGTGAGCGTGTTACCGCTCTTGGCTGTGTACAAGACGGTCTCGGCGGACTCGTCGGGCCCCGTAGATGGGTAGATTACGATAACGTTAGGTCCGTCCGGCAGGTCCGCTACCGACGTCAGCCCTATCGTTGTGATTGCCGCCGTAATGGCCCCGGATAGCTCTGTCGTCCGGCTTAGAGTGGCCGGGGCGTACATGGGCTGTAATTCTGGCATCTATGCTCCTCCTCTCTAAGGAAAACGGACAATGAAGCGGTTTTGCTCACCGATAAATTTGTCATTCTGAACAATTGAACGTGGATCTAGCGAATCATAGGACATCAAGTTGCCGCCTGTTAAAGCGTCGAAGATTCCGAAGTGAGAAACCAATCCTTGTGTTCCTGTCGCAACAGCAAAGGGGATTTCGGCAGGATTTTTTATCGTCATCTTGTTATTCTCGATGGCGGCAGCAGCAAAAGCGATTGGCCTACGAGCATAGCCGCCACCCGACACTTCCGTTCCTGTGTTGTTCTTCGTTGGATTACTGGTGAAGAGCGCTAGGTAAATGGTTCCAGGTGGTGTGTACGGTGTATTCCGGAATGCGTGATTAAGTAACCTCTGCTCAAGATGATAAGAGAGTGGCACGATATCGCCTCCTATTCAATTTTGTATTCGTTAATGATCGTGATTCCACTGACCGTCTGGGTGCTGCTTGTGTTGGTCAGCTCAATGACTGGCGGTGTCGCCTCGCTGCCCTCTGACAGGATCGTAATCAAAGAAGGCGACGCCGTAAGCGTCGTCTCGAAGATGGACTCCTGTCCGTAAGCAAATGGGTCCGTACACTTGAAGCTGAAGTCCAGGACGCCGTATTTGCCGAACTGCTCCGGTGTCAGGCGGCCTGATAGCTTAGCGTAATAGAGCCGATCCGGCACATCATCAAAGATCAGGACACCTGCAGCCAGCGTTGGCTTGAGCCAGGTTAAAATCTGTGACTGCCGGACCTTGAACTGAGCGTCATTGGGGTCAATGTCGATCTTGACGTCGATCGGCCGCTTTCCCCACTCACTGCCGTAGTCGATGACGCCCGCAATACCGTCAACCTGGTCCTCGTACTCTCGGATGTCCGGGGTATGGACCGTGTAGCTCAGCAGGTTCACACCAAACTCCGAGCAATGCCGCCCCCGGTAGGTAAAGCCGTATCCGTTAGCCAACGCCTCCACCCCCCGCCAGTTGTTTACGCAGCTGCTCAGCATGACCTGATGCCTGACGTTGAAGACTCTGGAGGTCCAACGCATCCTCAATGACCGTGTCGTGCATCTCCATGATGACTTGCCTTTCGATGATGGTCTGCCCGCCACCCTGTACCGCGCCGATCAAACTGCCAATTTGCTTATCCGTCAGAACATTCTCGCTACGCTTCAGGATTCCTAGGATCTCGTCAGGCATCAGCATGTCGGGCATGCGGAAATTGAACTCCCCCGCCCGGCCGCCGGTATGGTAGAGCGGAACACCGTTGAGCATCCATTTGCCGCTGCCGGGGTCATATGTCGCACCTACCAGGTTGCCAAGCTTCTCATTATCAGCTGCAAGGCTACTCTTACCAGCAGCATCCGCATTATGCCAGTTCCGGCTATTTGCCTGCATCTGATAGACCAGTGATTGCTTGTATGGGTCGAGGGCGTTGGGCGCTGGAGCCGTCTTGGTCGTTATGGCTTCCATTTCTTTTTGGAAGGCTTCCATCTCCTGCTTGATCTTTCCGTTGGTCTCAACAAACGCTTGGAACCGGACGTCTTCTGTCAGCAGGTAGATGTCGCGGAAGTCACCATTGAAGTCATCGATCGCAGTCTTGAGGTCCTCATACCAGGTATCCATGTCACGCTTCTGCTGGTCCAGGGCATCAAGCTTCTGGTCTCTCTCATCCTGCAGCGCACGCTTCTGGTCGTCCAGGTCCATCTTCCGCAATTGCTCCTGCAGTTCCTCAAACCGCTTGCGGCCTTTCTCGGATGTGGCCAACCGGTATTTCTCGGCCTCCTCAATGATTTCCTGACGATCCTTGCCGCGCTCTGCCTCATCCATGGCTTTGAGCTGATCGTCGTAGAATTTCTGAGTTGCTTTCCTACGCTCATCGAGTGCATCCAGCTCAGCCTTCCGCTGCTTGTCGATGTTGTCTAGGACAGCCTTGGTGGACTCCTTGCTTCGCTTCTCCTGCTCTTGGGCAAGGTCTTTCGCTAGACGCTCATCATCCTTGCGGAGCGACATTCTAGCGTCGTACATGGCCTTGTCAGCGCGCTTGTAGTGGTCGCTATCTTTATCGTACCGCGCCCGCACCCGCGTCCAGGCGTCCAACTGCATCTCCGTGATCTCGCGCTCAGTCGCACCAAGCTCCGTCATCCGGCGGGTCTCCATCTCGATCCACTGGGCGGAGGCATCAAATGCTTGCTTGGCTGCCTGCTCGTCGAGCTTGCGAAGGTTCATCCGCTGTTGGTACATCACCTTATCCGCATTCTTGTAAAAGTCAGTGTCCTTCTCGTAACGATTCCGGACCCGCGTCCACGCCTCCAATTGGAATTCAGTGATCGCCTGCTCGCTCGCGCCCTTCTCTGTCATGCGCCGAACCTCAGCTTCAATCCATTGTGTCGATGCCTCGTAGCGCTCCTTGGCAGCCTGCTCGGTCTTTTTCTTGGCTTCCTCATCTCTCTTCTTTTTGTCTGCGGCCATTTGATCCTCCAGCCGCTGGCGCCGGGACTCTGCATCGATCCAGATATCGTCGTACTTTTTATAACGTTCGGCCAATTCTCCCAGCCGTTTGAGTTCCTCCGCTTCAGACATCTTATTGAGTAGTTTCTGCTTCTCGATCCACTGTAGGGATGCTCGGTAGGCTTCCTGCGCAAGTTGCTCGGCTGTCTTTTCCTTTTTGCCCTTTGGCTCTTTCTTTCCCTTCTTCTTTTTGTCCTTGTCCGCACTCGCCGAGTCGTAATCTGGACGCTGGTACGTAAAGCGATCCCAAACCCCTTCGGTAATAGCAGCCAGGTCTTTGTCAATCTCGTTAATCAATAACTGATATTCGTTCTTTTCTTTCTGGACCTGCTGTGTCATACGCTGAATTTCCTCGGCGGACTGCTGCATGGATGGGTGTAATCCCATAGGTATCCCAAAAGGATTGGGCACTTGCGGCAGCGTCAGTGTCTTAGGCTTCTGAGATTCAGAGATCGCTGCGAGTGCGTTCAATTGCTTCTGAGCCAGCTTGAGCTTTTCCTCCGTCTCAATGCGCCAAGCATTCAGCCTGCCCCGTGACGCGGCTACCGTATCCGCAATGGAATCTCTTTCGGTTTGAATAAGCTCGGAGAGGTAATCAGTATTCTTGATGATCCACCGTCCGTGTTCATCCAATTCAGATACCAGACCAGGGTACTCTTTGGTAAGTTGCTGCACCACTCGTGAGAGTTGCGCCTGCTGCTCCTCATTGAGTTTGGTCTTGCCTGCTAGATCGCTGTATTCCCTGCTCAAGGCATTAATCGTATCTATCTTTTGTACCTTTGCTGCTACATCTCGCAGTTCTGCGCGCTCAATCTCTACAAGAGCAGGTACGGATTCTTGCAAAGCTGAATTCATCTTTTCAATTGCATTCTCAGCTTCTTCCACAGTAGAGTAATCCATTGATCGAAGCTCTTTATCTACAGCCTTTATTGCGTCCGCGAGCTCGAACATTTCATGAGTATTCTGGATCGTCCCTCGCCCTGATTCAGCTTCCTTCTCGCGCCTTGTATACTCCTCCATCAATGCATTTCTTTCAGCCAGGATACCGTTCAATGTATCGATATCCGACTGGAGCGCCTGCACTTCGCTAGTCGACCTGTCAAGCGGACTTTCAGCAAGCTTTGCATTCAATTCCTCTTGATTCTGAGCAAATTTCAATATTGACTCTGATGCCAGATCGGAGGCGGTTGAGTATGCCAACACGCCAGCTGCTATGGCACCAATGCCTGCAATAGCCCACCCTATTGGACCCATCGAGACATTCAGGGCCACCATAGCGGCTCTAACAGCTCCAAGCACTGTAACCAGGGATGTCAATATGGCAACCAATCCAGTCACGGCTACACCTGCAGCGGCCGTCCCCGCGACGACCTCGCGATTCTCCGCTGCCCACTTACCAAAATCTACGATGAGTGGCTGCAGTCGATTCATAACCTCTTCGAGCAGAGGCATGAAGGACTCGCCCAGTTCAGCTCGGGCCTCAGCAATTGTTTTGTTGAACGACGTCTGTGTTCCTGTGTAGCCTTCCAGAGCTCGCTCAGCGTTGCCAGCAAACAATGCAGCCTCTTGCATCATTCCGTTGTAAGCGGCTTGAGCCTTCTGGCTTTCCGTGAGCTTACCTGCTGTTGTTCCGATGGACTTAGCATATCGATCGTACATAACCGATAGGTTGGTTGTAATGCCAGCACTATCCGTCAGTGAGGAGTTTTGCATCTTGATACCCTGGGTAGCCCGCACAACTGCCTCGCCCCACTCAAAATGCGACTCCCGATTATAGGCAGCGGCATCCCCGAGGGCAATGATAAGGTCGATAGACTCCTGCAGACCATAACCAGTCGAGAGCGTTGTTTTCAACGCCTCCGCTGACTCTTTAAGAGTCATGAAACCACGGGCCTCCAATTGCTGTGCAGCCTCTGTCACATCGTCCACATTGTGTCCCAGTGAATTGGCGACCTCACCTAAGCCGGTAACGGAGTTTTGCAACTCCAGAGTTTCACCAGTCAGTGTCTTCATGACTCCGACCATTTTATTAAGCGCCACATTCGCCCCGAGAGCCACAAGTCCTGTTTGGATGGTCTCTATGCCCCCAGCTGCCTTACGAGCCTCATCGTCGGTTTCCTTTAGAGCATCGTTTACCTTGTCAATCTGCGTGCTTTGCTGGCCGACTTGGTTGATTGCATCCTCAATCTGCAATATTTCCTTGGCCGTCTTGTCGGACAAGGCCCAAATTCTTTGTGCTGTCTGATCTGATGTTGCGGTAAGACGAATGATTGAGGCTTCTGTATTCAATATTTGCTCGTGGAGTTTTGTTTTTCGCGCCTCGTTAAATGTGGTTTCATAGGATTGTTTCAGCTCGGTCAGTTTCTTTTTCTGAACGTCGATCCTGGCATTGACGTTTTCCAGTGTGGAAGTCAGTTGAGTTATCTGTCCACGAGACTTGGCAACATTAGAAATTGCCGTCTCAATGCCTCCAAAATCTGCTGCCGTCTTTTTTCCCTGCTCTCCGAGATCAGCAAAATCCTTCCGTACTGCGCGAACCTCTTGCTTCATCTGGTTGGCCTCTGCAGTTAGCCGGGCCCTCAGTTCGCCGATTACGCTTGACACATTATCACCTGCCCATCCTACGCGCTTTGAGCGCTTCGTATTGTTCCTTTGCTGACTTAGGCTGTTCCTTAGGTGGCTTCGGTAGCCGTTCCTGCAGTCGTTTAATCGTGCCCTCTCGCCCCTTCTTGTCGGAATGCGGGAACGAGATAACATCGATGTTATCTAACAGTTCCTTTGCCTGCCGCTGGTCCTTGATGGTAAGCAACTCCGGAAGGTCGATGAAGTAATAATCCTCCTCAATCTGTCGCTGCGATTTGTCGAGCAAGATGCAGCACCGCATCACGAACTCATCAACGGTTAAAGATTGCTTTGGCCCATTCCCTTCATCAAGCTCTGCACGAATTGCTTCGCCATCGGAGGAATCAGGCCGTCGACGTTTCCCAGGGCCGCATTCATATCGTTGCGTTCCCAGGTTAGTCGCAAAAACTCAGTGCATTGCGCAAAGCTGGCTTCTTCGTCTAGGTACTCTATAGGTAAATCGCTAAGTAGCGAAGTGAGTTCGTAGATTTCGTCAATGGCCACATCTGCGCCGGCCACGATAAATACAGCCCTGTCTTCCTCGGACTGCATGAATAATTTCACGAGGTAATCGCCGATCGTGCCGATATGCTCGGTCAGCTTCTTGAGTCGTTTACGTGTAAGCTTAGGGATCTCAACCATCTTATTGCCGAGCTTAACCCGGTCTTTCTTTTTTAAAAAATGATCTAACATAAAAGCCCTCCCCAAATGAAATAGGAGAGGGCGTGAACCCTCTCATGGCATTAATTATGCTGTCGCGCTGATGTCTCCCCAGGTGTAGAGCAGGCCCGGCGGCGTGCTGTCCAGGCTTGGGTAAGCCGTGGCTGAAATGGTGAATCGGCGGTTGTTGTCCAGTACGTACGAGGCATTCATGTCGAACTTGATGCCGACGGACTCGATGTAAATGAATTGGTTCGGGTCCGTCACACCTACTGGCATGATGACCGCCCGGCGCCGTGGCAATTCTTTGCCCGCCAGACCGTACACCTCGTATTTGACTTTAGTCGGAACATCGCCATCGACTACCTTTTCGGCGTTCGGGTTAAACGAAACAACTTTTTCGAAGTCAAGAATCGGCGTCTCAAAAGCAATCGTGCCCGTAGAGCCTGTATAAATTGATTTCACCGGAGCCGTACCCATCTGATCCACCGGAGGCTCGTAGTACGTGCTCTCCGTAGTGAACGTGATGCCGCCCTGCGTATAGTCGAAGCGCGCAGCGTCAGTATCTGGTGTGCCATCCTCGTCAACACCCCAGATGAAGATGCCAGGACCTGCGTAGATTTGATCTGCAATACTCATACGATTGCATCCTCCCTCACATAGAAAATAAAATTGGTCGAGTACATGGGCCGACTGTCATTATCCAATCCCAAGTGAATGGGGTTTGGCTGGACGGCAGTACTCGAAAAGACATGCGAACTGCCGGCGGCGTAGTTGACCCGTCGGTGTAAATGTTTGATAAGCTGCTTTGCATACGATGCAGCGCCTACCATATTGGCCGGGTTGGTTTTGTACGACTTGCCTTTGACAACGACTTGGAAGGTCGGCCGTTCAGTCGGCACATAGCCATGGGCCTCGAAGCCGCCGGTACCGAAGACGAACAGGCATGGAAATTTGCTCTCGGGAAGATCAGCCGGGATGAAGTTAGGGTCAGGATAGACGCTCAGGCCGATGCCCGTCAGATACTCGATAAGATCGGATTCTAACATCAGCGTCCGCCCCCTAACACCTTGGATAGCTCCTCAAGAATCAGGTCCTCGTTCATCTTCAGAGCGTTCTCCAAATACTTCTTGCCCGGCTGATAGCCACCGTGGCTACCTTTGCTGCGCGTCTTCTCGCCTGGCGTTAGCGTCACTAGCGTTCCCTTAGCCGTCTTGCGGAAGCCCTCGTGCTGCACCATGGCATAATCGTTAACCTCCGGACTCGCGCCCAGATCGACGTAAGAGACGCCGATCAACTGTTTGACCTCCCCAACCACCAGTGCTGACTCAAGGTCTCCGGAATCAATTGGTGCCAGTTTCTTAGCGTCATGAATTATCTTGAGTGCCAGCCTGGTCAGCGCCGCATCGATGTGCTCGTCGATATCGTCATGTAGGCTTTCCAGAGCAGAGACGATACTCTCCAGACCATCAAACCGAATCTGGAACACGTTTTTATTGGGCATAGACAATCACCTTCTTCACGTCGTCGGTGCCGATGAACTTTCGGATTTCGTAGTGCTCGACGTCGTATCGTACTTCCGCGCCAATAGCATTGAGATACATAAAGTAATCGTCGAAGCTGATTGGATGCGCGCCTTCAAGGTGGATTTCACCGTTAACTTGGACCTCCTCGCCACGGGCGTTCTTGATGATCTTTTGTTCCTCGACCACCTTGGCATCGAGCACCCGGGTCGTAGGCGGCAGAGGTCGGCCCCAGTCGTCTTTGGCGTGGTGATAATGCGTCACCCGCCCGGGATACCCGAATAGGCTCATATCAACGCACCACCAAACTGCCTCTGTGACGTCTCCTCGGCTTCCAAGTCCTCCAGCTCTTGTGCTGTCAGGCCAAGGACGGCCCGCACGTCAGGAGCGACGACAGGCCGCTCACCATCTTTGTAAGTGACCGTCTCCCCGTTATCCGTGACCGTTTTAATGCCATGCTTCTGGTATTTGAGCGCTGGGTCGATGCCCTGTAGCTCCCAAATGGTCTGATAGGCCACGATGTCAACAGTCAGCTCCACGTCCGGATACCAGCGTGCCAGGTTGCGCTCAGCCTGTGTGACGGCAACTGCCGGCTTCTTCGCCCGGTCCCAGGCTTCGGAGTCCAGGACGTTGGCATCAATCCACGCTCCGACAACAACCGGATCCATAACGATCACCTACTCTTTCGCGGCTGCCTTGTCTGCCCTGGCTTTATCAGCTGCAGCTTTCTTTGCGTCGGCGTCGGCCTTGGCCTTCTCCTCGGCTGCTTTCTTCTCAGCCTCTGCTGCCTGTTCTTCGGCTTCCTTTTCTTCCTTGGTCTTTGGCAGAAGCTCGGCAGCGCCGATGTCGATCAGCCGTTGACCTTCCTTGTCGTCGATGCCACGGATCTCTCCGCCAGCCTCCAGCCACTCGCCGCCGTGCTTGACCGTGCCCTTTACCTTGAGATTCACCTTCATCACCCTTTCTGTGGAATGAAAAAAGGAGCCCTATGAAAGAGCTCCTTAAACGACGGTTGCGGACATTACGCTGTCTGCGTAAGGGAAGACCGGGAATGCCAGGTTGACGCCGACAGTACGCAGGCGCAGTGGATGCTTGCTGACAAGATCACGGAACACGTAGATGCCCATGTCGCCTGTCACTTCAGCATCGATGCCATCAACCATGGATTCGGTGGTTTCAGCCCATAGATAGTTGCCAAGCGGACCGTCAGGCAGCATTACGAAACGATCTTGAGGCGCCATGCGCACGGTTGTAGTCGCCAGTCTGTTGCCAGTCAGCGCATCGTTCTCTGTACGAGCTTGAGTGTCGTACGTTGCGATACGTGGCAGACCCAGCGAATCCAGTACCGAATCCAGTTGAGCCATTGTAAGCTGTGGTGGATTGGCGCTGCCCGATGGGTCACCGTGGAATGCTACCCTGAACGATTTGTTCTGCAGCAGGAGCGCAGCAATCTTCTGGGTTGTGAATGCTCTGGTAAGTCGCACGCCTCGGTCGGCTTGGTACTGGTACCATCTTTGCATGTCCTCAATCGGACGGGAGTTCTCGGTGTCGCTCCAGCGATCTGTACCAGTCAGGACCGGCTTTTGATCATTGACGAAACCGTAATCCACACTGATCCTCACGTCACCCTCGGCGTAGCTGATCGCGCCCAAGCTAACGGCCTGCATGGCGATCCATTCACGGCGTGACCGGATGGCGTCAACCGCATACTTCCCGTCATCCAACTGTTCACGAACGATACGTTTAATCTCTTGGGTTCGAAGGCCGCCACCTTGGTTAGCCATCAACAGCAGCCTGATAAGTTTCTCATCCATCCAGCGGCCACGCTGCAGCTTAGGAATCTCGACTTGCGTACCGCTCACGCCTTCACGCGAACCGTAACGGGTTTCCGTTCCAAGTTCAGCGATCTGCGCCATAACAGGCAGACGGGAAGAGGCTTTAATAACATCGACAGTCAGTTCGTCCGTCTGTTGAGGCGGGAACAAGATTGACTGCCAGTAGTCGTTTGGTACCGAGATATTACTCGCATAGGTAAGCAGTTCCTCACCGGAAAGTGCTTCCTCAAGCATCAGCATTTCATTCATAAGTTCATCTCATTCCTTCCTGGATGTATTGATTAGGCAAATACAATGTGTGGCATTTTATCGCGTAGCGCTTGATTGACAGTAACAGGGATGCGAGCCGCAACAACCTTAGCGACTTCGAAACCACCGACAACCTCGTCGCCATCCTTAACGTTGACCGTGCGCTTAAGGATGACAGTCGGGTTCTGGCTGCCGTTAGTGCCCGATGCGTTATAAGGAACATATTTGCCGGACGCGGTCAGTTTCGCCATCGGCATGCCCTTCAAGATGATCTTGTTACCATCGCTGTCAGCTGTAACGGCTGCTGAATCGATTGTGATACCGTTGTTCACCTCGCGCACCACTTCCAGCGAAGCGAGAAGCTCATAATCCGAATCAACTTCGAATCGATTTCTTGGCTGCAATCTCATGCGTGTCCACTCTCCTTATCGTTTCCAGGGATCGTTAGCCGCCGGCGCTGATGTTCCCTCGCCTTGAGCCAACTTTTTCATGCGTTCCATACGATCTTTCTTAGATTCACCACTACCGCCACCGACTTGGGCTCCAAAAGCACCACCAGGCTTTTGCTTTCCCAGGTGCGGTTTCTTTTTAAGCAGCTCTTCCAGCGCTTCCTTCACACCTTCAAGCTCACCCTTGTCGTTCTCCTTGACCTGGTCCAGATCAGCCAGCTTGCGCGCATCTTCCCAGTCCGCGAACCCGAGTTCGTTCGCCAAAACCTTCACCTCGGCATTCAACAGGCGGTTGAATGTTTTCTCGTTGTTTGCCTTCTCGCGCTCTTTCATCTTGTCTTCGAGCAGCTTTTCGATGTCGGCAGGATCTGGCTTGCCTTCTCCTCCAGCGCCGCCCTTGCCGCCCTCAGGCTTCTTGAGCGCCTCTTTCATGGCCTCGACCGAGTCATAGCCCAGTTCCTTAGCCAGCGCCTTCTGAGCGGCCTTCTCAGCGCGTGGCAGTCGGCTTTGCACATGCTGGTCCAGGTCAGCCTGGGTAAATGTCTTCTCCCCGCCGCCAGAGCCTCCAGCACCTTCGCTACCTTCTCCACCGCCGCCAGCTCCTCCACCTTCCCCGCCGCCGGTATCGGCAAACATCTGCAGGTTCAGTCTCAAGCCGTATGGTTTCGTTCCAAATTTAATCATGTTAACCTCCTGTTTTAAGTCCGGGTGGACTGCCGGGTAGCAGTTTAATGTCATGCCACGTTTTGGACATAAAAAAAGCCGTGCTTCACGGCCTGGACAGTTGAATGGTATGATTGCCTAAAAAAGGAAGTGCTACAGTAATGTATAGAGGAAAATGGACTCCGGCTCAAAATGCTCTTATCATAGGTGTTTTGCCTGAGTTTAGGCATCGTGTTAGCAGTGGTCAGACTCAGAGATCCGCCGCATTACTTCTTGCTAATCATCTGATTAGCCACAATGCACCTTTCCAGTTTCTAAACAACAGAATTAATAACGTAAAGAGTCCCGATAACACAATTGCTCAGCATATTATTCGAATGAATAAAATTGCAAAGGGACAACATCCGTCCCGAAGAGCCATGCCCCACGAGATGCCTTGGTTTAATGTGTATCCTTGATTTGTCGGTTCGCATCTCTGTAAAGATCCTGCAGCTCTTTGTACTTGGCCGTCCCTCTCGCCTTATGGCTGGCAAACTGTCGTAAACTTGGCGTGTCATCAGGCAGCAGCGCTTTGTATCGGATCCACTGATTACGGGTGGCGTTCTTCCTCGATTTGTCGCGCTGCAGTTGCTCGTATCGCTGTTTTGCGTGCGCTGTCCGGTTGTCATTAAACGGTCGATTGGATAGTTCCAGCATCCGGCTGACTTCCTCAGGCTCCGTATACTCTTCTATCCAAGCTGATACCGAGTGGACGCAGTGTGCATGATATGGGGGCCGCTGCTCGAGCTTGGGGAAGCGTGGGTCATTACCACTGATGCTGTACACCCGGCCCTGCATGGTCGCGCAGTATCCACAGGTTATCCCCACGTAGTTCACGTAGACGAGGTCGAGGCCATTCTGCACGATCATGTTCTCGGCCCCAGTGACGTGCGCCTTGCGCTGATGATACTGCACCACGCCCGCCATGTACTTATCAGCCGGTACCTTCGCGCCACTCTTGGTGATGATGCCCGTGATCTGACGCTCTGAGAGGCTGCGTACAGCGTCCTTGGTTGCCTTCCTCCTGCTGATGCCATCAACCAACGAACGCTCGTTAGCGCGGCGCACGGCGTCTGTGATGCGCTGTTTAGCATCGGCACTCATGTTGTCGCTGGCCTCTAAGATGCTATAAAACGATTCGTCCATGATCGACTGCACCGCTTGCTGGTGTATGATCGGTCGGATCGACGCGTTCAGCGTACCCGCCGCCACACCTGCCGCAACAATGCCCTCCACGGCCCCGCGAACGCCCAGCATGTAGCTGTCACCCAGTATGTCGGCCATCTGGTCCCCTGCCCGCTGGGTTAGCTCGTTGATGATCTCATCCACTTGCCTAAGCAGCTCGGCAGCCCGGCGCCACGACCATGAGCCCTCCTCCATTTGCTGCAGCAACTCCAACAGCCTGTCACCAGCGTCAGCATAGAGGATGACCATGTTTTCAATCTTCTTACTCATTCAGCCTCACCCTCGGCGGTTGTACCATTGTGGGGCTGAGACTATCAACGGATTCATCATTCTGGATCTTCTCCATCTCAGCCAGAATAGCTTTTTCACTCCACTTCTTGTTCATCTTACGAACAGTTGTCTCAAGAGACTGCACACCCTCCCGGTACTTCTCGATTTCTTCCCGGTCAGCCTCGCTTTCAGCCTTAGGCAACATATCTCCCCACTCAATAACGGGGTCGCTGACTTCCATATCGGTGTTACCCAGCGCGTTCTGAAGGATCATGCTTTTGCGTATAGCTGCCTTTAGCGCCTCGTCAAACTTGGACTGGATCGATTCAGCCTTGATTACCGACTGGATCCAGAGATAGAGAAGCGCGACGCCGGTTTCCCCGCGGGCCTCCTCCAGTCCGGCAGCCTGCGCCGATGTCTTGGATATCGCCAGCAGGTTTTCAATCATCCTTTTGACGTGTTCGAAGGACTGCTCCATCTTCGCATCCCAAGTGATGTATTGCGGCACCGCACCTGTTTGCTCATCAAAGGATACTACTTCCAGATCAGCACTACGGACGAATCGACCGCCATAATGCCTGTTGTTCTGGTTTGCCACCTCATTCCAGAGCGAACGGGGGATAGCCAAGCGTGGCTTTCCGTGCTTCTCGAAGACAACAGAGTCTCGGGTGATCGTCCAGTTGATCTCCTCCTGGATAATGTCGATGTCGCGCAGTGCTGAGCGGCCCCGGGGCTGCATCAGCGTGGCGTCGTTGGTGATAAGCCCGCACATCAATTCCCCGACTCCAGGAAGGTCCTGGTCTTCTGGTATCTCGAGCTCGTAATCAGCAGCGTACTTCCCGGTATCGATCTGTTCCGCGACGTTGTCGCCCTCCATCAGAAAGGTCAGTTGCTCAATGTTCAGATCGTCGCCATCCAACCGCTGCCGTTCAACTCGCAGGAACTTCTTTTTGTTCTGGTCATCGCCTTGCTCCTCAACCCAAGCAATGTCCGCGCCGCGCCCGTCCTCGTGCTCAAGGTATTTGTCGCCCAAGAGCCACTCAAACCAAACCTTGCCGCGCTCATCCCGGCGAATCCGGTAAGCGATCAGTCCGTCGACCTGGTGCTGTGTCACTGCTGACCAGATCTTACTGTTGGCTGATGACGCCTTGACGACAGCAGAAACAAATTCAAGCTCCGCCTTACCTTCCTCCGTGTCCGCTGATATGTTACCAAGAGATCGGTTGATCAAGTCGGCCGGCACCTCTGCTACGAGCGAGCAGAAATTGACCGTGACATACGGGTTGTGCCTGGTTACATTGATCGCCTCAATGCGCGGTCGTCTTGTAAAGCTCGACGATCTCCGGCGCAGTATCCGTTCAGTTGTCACCGTTTGACCAGCCCGGGGGAAAATCAGCTCGTGTTCGCCCTCATACAGCATGCGGTAATACCACATGTCTGTGATTTCCTGATCGTATGGCGGCGGCGGGAACCGCTTCTTCGTATAAATGATGGTCACGCTTCAGACCTCCTTTCCAGGCAATAAAAAAAGCCGCTCAGTTGAGCGACTGCAGGAATTCTGTTACTTCTTTGACCAATTCGTCATAGACCTTATCTCTGCTAACTTGGCTATTAGAGTTAATGTGACCATAGTAATCAAACTCATAAGAACCGATCTTCTGGTTGTCTTCCCAGACTTCTATTGCAAGCAGGTCAGTTGTAGCCGCAAATGCTTGAGGCAACGAATCTAGCATGAACTGCTGGTCTGTCGTAACTATTTCAGGCAATGAGTAGTTGTATAACTCTCCTACCAGGACAATATATATCCGCATCGACGCACCTCCATAAGCCATATTATAGCAGATTACCAACCTGCAGGTCGCTCGTTAGTGTAACGCATCTCCGGCCGTCTCAGCGGCTCAGCCGAATACCTCAGCGCAGCCATGGCGTCGTCGAATGCGTTGACCGGTTCGTCCAGATAAAGCCCCGTCTTCTTATCCTTCTTCCAGGACCACTGCTGGATCTCTTTAATCGTGTTGACGCAGTCCGGATGAATGTGAATCTTCCGCTGCTTCAGGTAGTCAATCTGCGCCTGGACGCTGCCGGGCTCCTTGACGACTGCTGAAGCGTTGTACCCGGCATTCTGCCACATCATGATCCGGTCCGGCTCCGCCGAGTCGCAATACATCGCCAGGTACTTGCTCAGCTTCTTGCGGTCTGCTATCTCGATAATGGCGTCTGTGGCCATCTCATGCACGTATATCTCGTCGCACACGAAAAACTCACCGTCTTTGATGCCGACCGTGAGTATCGCATTCGCATGGTTAAAGCCGAAGTCTTGCCCGTGATGCATCGTATCGAACATCTCGAATGAGGTGTCGAAGTCATGGATAACGAAGTTCTTGAAGATCAGGCCGCCCAGCTCGCCCCATTCACCTTCTCCGTATATCGCATAACCCTCCGGGTCCTCTTCCTTCCTTCGCAGCATCCTGCGATGATAGGCCGGATCAATAAAGCGATTCTGCAAGTAGGTCGAGTGGTGCGTTAATACGTCCGGGCTCTCACGGTCAAAATATTTGGGCTTGATCCAGTGAGTGGCTGATACTGGGTTGAATGTGAATGTAATCTGGTAGTATAGGTTTGGGTTCAGCAGCAGGCCGCGAAGCCGGTCATCAAGGATGTCGATGTCCGATTCCTGCAGTTCCGTCGCTTCCTCTACCCAGATCCATACCAGCTTACCGACCGCGAAGTTGATCGATTTGAGCTTCTCCCGGTCCCGGGCATCGTTAACGCCACGAAATATAATCTCGTTGCCAGTCACCCGGCTGCGGATCGTTAATGGCGACCGCAGGACCTCCCAATACTCCTCTGCGCGATCTCCATATATCCGGTTGATTGCGCCTGTCAGTTCTGCAAATGTGCTGTTGCGGTTGGTCTCGTTGACCTTGCGGACACATAGCAGGTTTGCACCGGCATACTTCGGGTCGCCAAGCTTCAGGATGTAATCCTGAGCGATGTTGACCGACTTGCCAGAGCCCGCGCTGCCGCGTAGCGCCCGGTACCGCCGTTGTGTACGGTTGACCTCTTGGAAGTGACGATTGAATTGCACCTTAACCGCGCTCATGGCTCACCATCTCCATAGTCGATCTCGATGCGCAGCGGCTCCTTGTTGGTGTTCTTTTTAAGAACGTTAGCCTCTGCCTGCGCTTTGTCGACCTGAGCCCGCAGCAAGTTCACGCGCTGCCGTTGCTCCTCTTGCACTTCCTCAGCTGGCAGACTGCGCAGCATCTCCTCATATTGCTTGATCATGGAGGAGAGCCGGGCCATGGCGGCTGTCTGGGCGTTAAGGGCTGCAGCTTGCTTATCCCAGGCGAACTGGATTTCCCATTCTTCCTTTTCAACATCCATATCGCCCATTGCCATGGACTCGCGTTTCTTGACTTCCTTCGTCATATCGTCGCGATCAAGAACAAACATGATCTTCTGGGCCCTAACAATGTTGGTCCAGGCAATGCGGATGGAGGTCCACAACATTTCGAGCTGAGGGAATTCGGCTGTAGCATCGAATATCTCCAGCGTTTCCTCATCGTCCGGCATGAACTTGCGGAAGAGACCGTGTTTAACCGCGTTGTCGTTGCCAGGCGGAGCCCCGCCGTTGTTGCCGGCTGCGTTCTTGTTGCCTTTCGGCGCGCCTCGACCACGGGGCTTCGGATCCGGCTGTTCTTCCCACTTATAGTAATTTTTCCACTTGCGGATCAATGCAGGAGTGACACCAAGCTCGGCAGCTATTGCTGCAGGCTTCATCGTTCGGCCGCTGCTGCACCACATCTGGAAGGCTTTCTTCTGGACCTCACTCTGTTCTCTTGCCATCAGATCATCAACCCCACCTCCAGATGAATTGAGTTGTTTTCACGTAATGATTACGTTTAAGGATATTCCACTTCCAGTTAGGAGCTCTGAACTCCACGAAATACGCTCTCAAATCCCCTAATAACTGTAACTGGAGTACAACACAACCTATTTTCTGTTGCACTGGTCTATTTTCGTTTTGCTTGTAAAATCAAGCTTTCTGCTTCCTGACCATTTGAGTGCAACATTAACCGGATTGTGTGTAACTCAGACGTAAGATAGCGCGATCCATCGCATCCTGAGTGAGCCCCAAATACCTCAAAGTCTCCTCCTGCGTCTCGTGACCAAACATCTCCATTAGTAACGCCATGACGAAAGCTGACTGTTCTGGCGGCGTGCTCATAACCAGCTGATAGCCCCATGTCTTGCGGAGCGAGTGTGTTCCGATGTTCTCCAGCCCAAAGCGTTCAGCGACGTTACTAATCATCCGCCAGGCCGTCTCCCGGCAGATCGGTTCACCAACCGCCCCGGTATTTGTCTTGCGCTGCCGGGAAGCGAATAAATATGCATCGTCCGGCATATCCGCGATGTAAAGCATCAGGTCATCGAAGTATTCCGGGTGGATAATGAACTTCTTCCGTTTGCGCTTCTTCCGGCGGTTCTTCGTCTTCTCCGCCACGAAGTTGATGTGCATCTGGTCGCGAACCGCGCCGACCTTCAGGTTGAGTAGGTCGGAGACGCGCAGGCCGCTATGAATGCCCATCGAAAACAGGATGTAATTGCGGAAGCTCGTTACCTTCAGGTAGTTCTTAATCTGTCGGATCGTTTCTTTACTGCGTATCGGCTGGACTTCATTCACGGCCCACACCTCCCATCATTTAATCAGCAGCCACACCACAGTGCCCCAGAACGGCAACACCGCGAGTCCGCCGAAGAATATACCACGAAAAACCTTGACCCTATCGGCCATGGCTATCAGTCCTTTCTATGGGAAATAAAAAACGCCACGATGGGCGCGTTTCCTGTCGACATATTAAATTTCTCTCTGTTCTCTTCTAACATCGGGTGGATCAGGCTCTTTGTAACCAACCTTTCCATTTATTTTATGCACTATCGATGCCAATCCCAGTTGAATGTTTCTGTCTTCACAAGTAATGTGATTAACATTTCCATCTTTATCTTTAAAGTGTATTTTCATTTGTTGGTAGGGGTCATATTTGTAGTTTTTCACCCCAAACGAATAATATGAATATTTTATACGCTTATCGCTAATATATTCCGCTTTTATAACTCGATGCAACGGAATATATTCTTTTTTGTCTATAGATATTTTGTCAGTATGAAGATGAACGCTGTGTTCAAAACCTGTCAATGAGACAGCACCTGAAACATGAAGATTATCACAGTATGCAATTATATCATTTTTTTCTTTCCAGACACTCTCCCACGTATAAAAAGCAATGATAGGTATCAAAAACGGAAGTGGGTATGCGATCAAGCCCGGAACTTTTAATGATACTAACCAGTTTCCGACGTTGTATACGATTGTAAAATAAATAACCACAAAAATTAAGCCGAAACATCCCATCTTCGTAAGTCCCCAATCTAGTATCTAATCACACCAACTCATTAATCATACATCATCTTCCAAAATCGGACAATATATGATATGAATTGAGAGAGGTGATCAAATGCCAGAGTACCAGCGTCTCCGCACCGCGGCGGACTTTGACCGTGCCTACCTTGAGCAGCTGCGTGTTGAGGTCTGGGACGATGAGTCTATAGAAGACTACGGCGGCCCGATCGAGTTGCACATCAAGGATGCAGTCCGCATAAATGGGATGTACTACGTCAAGTCGATGTATCAGTTTTACGTTAAGCCGGCTTCGCCTGGTCCTTCTGGCATTTGATCCGGCTGCAATACTGCACACTGCCTTCCCAGCGGCCCCACAGGCATCCTCTGCACTGCAGCGGCTGGGTGATGGGCGGCGGCACCTTTTTCCGTTTCATGAGCTATACGCCCCCTTGTCCGTTCTTCAACGCTGTGAAGCCGTCCCGACTGGACCAAGCGAAGCTTGACCGTTAGCGCCTAAGATAGCTCCACAGCATTGAGGAAGGGACAAGTCAACCTTCCCAGGGATTCAAACCCAATAGCCTCTCCACACGCTTGGCGACTCGCGCCTAAGGTCATAGACCCACCGCATGGCCGGCTGTCGCATAGATAAGGGTACAGCGACGTTACCCCAGTTGCACCGCAACTGTATGTAAGTCAACTGTACCCTATTAGCGCTGTGAATTAGCGACGTGGTAAAGACATGAACGAGACACGTTACAGACAAAATTTAGAGGCATCCCCACGTTTTCAGGCTGTTCGCTACAGACTCGCAACCCTCCACGATTTTACGGTCGAATGTGCGATCCGTGAAGAACGGGTATTTCACCAAAGCAACCTTGCGCTCGTTCCCTTGGATATACCGGTATTGCATGATACCTCTGATTTCACGATCACTAATGGCATTAACAGCGCGCTCCAACATATTCAGCATCTTAAACTGATCCATTTTAGCCTGCTGCTCTACAGGCGAGCTGATTAGATCATCCAGCCACTCTTTATATTTGCCGAGCATAATCCGCGTCCGAGCAATATCAATGCTGGTGGCCTCTGGAAACAACGTATCCATCATCAATAGCATTAAAATCACCGCTCCCCTATGGTATAATTTCCATAGGATGTTCCGTCCTGGCCCTCCACCCGTTCCCCAACGATCTGGAGGGCTGTTTTTATTGCTTCTGCCTTCTCAATGGCGGGTGCCTCGCCGCCTCTTCAGGTGGCCAGCCTCGCTTGATCCTGCAATAGAACGTATCACGTGCGATTCCATTGCTGGCTGCTTCCTCAAGAAGTTCTTTGGGATACTTCCCCCGAGCTGCATGTGCTGCTTTGATAGCTGCCTTTCGGCTTTCCGGATGACCTGGAGGCTCAGTTGCAGCCCGCTGTGGCGTCCAACCATATTGCTTGACGCGAACCCGGTACATAGTTTCAGTTATTCCATTGCTGCGCGCCATCGCTTTGTAGTGCTCTGAATGTTTTATTTGCTTCTGTGGCCGCTTGGTGGTGGCCTTATCCATATCCCAGTTATGCTGCCAGATTCGTGTATTCAGCGTATCCCGCTTTATTCCGTTGGCAGCTGCCTTGGCGTACTCCTCATCCGTGATGTAGCGTCTGTGCGGCATTCGCTTCCCTCTCCTTCCTCGAGCCGACAAGAGCGGCTGATATCGCCGTACCACCCAAGAGCCATATGATTGCTACGATTATCCATATCATGTCTCTGTCCTCCCCTCCGGGGTGTCCGGGTGGTTATCCTCCCCCAGACCTGATACGGCCTCCGGCTTCGCCTGGGTTGATTCGGTCGGGACGGAGCCCTTCGGCCAACCCCGTTCATCCACCTCGACCACCGCAGGTCCGTACCTATCGAAATCCCATCTACTTTCCCGTGAACAGTTCGTGCATTTGTACTCTACGAATTCCTCGTCCTTGACCAAGCTTCCGTTGCTGCAAAGGTCTTTACCGCATCCCGGGCAATACACCCACAGGGTTTGATTGGTCTTTTGGACCTTGAACTTAGCTACGAGACGACCGAACCAACCCAGTGAAACGGCAGCCGTATCCATGTTTGTCATTGGGTGTCCTCCTCACCAGTTTTGATTGCGGATTTCTTTGTGCAGATGTAAGAGCCCGGCATCGTCCACTGTCGCTTCAAAATAAACCTTATCCCGATCTCCAAGCGCGGTTTCAATCGCTCCCTCATTGGGCAATTCGCCGGAAACGGAACGATCTTTGTTATAAATCAGCACAGTATTTTGACCCATGATAGAACGTTGAGCTTTAACGATTATCTTGGACATGTCTGGTTATCCTCCCTCCTAATCTTCCCAGCCTGCGATAACAGGGAACTCCGTGCAGTCGGAGACCAACTCACGCAACGTCTTCTCCCCGGCATCTTCCCATTCGAGTTTTTTGTCAAGCGGAAACTCACTGACGCTGTAGTCGGTCCGCTCGTCCTCGTGCAAGCTCACCTCTGCGTAATACCATGCCGCCAGTTCCTCATTGGTTCCGTGTCCCACCACAATGTCAACACGATCCGGCCCGATGGCCACTGCTCTCAATTGTTCTGTCATTGTCTGTTATCCTCCCTTAGTGCCCTCAGGGGGCGTAATGCCTGCACCAGCAATCAGTGCCATGGCTATTGCCATCGTCGCGGTCCTGCCACTGCCGATCACCATAAACGACTTCCTTGGCTCGTTGTCCATGCTTCGTTCAGGGAGTAGCTGGCAGCAGAAGCCGCATAAGAACCTTCCATCCGGCATCTGTTCAACTTCAAACGCGCTCCGGCAATCATCACACTCGGGCATGCACCAATACATCCCCTTGTCCTTACGGCGCTTTGCCTCACCCATTGCTATCCTCTCCCTTCGGTGCTGGCTGGGGACGGGCATTATCAGCAATCATCATAGCGAAATTTGCAACATCCGCAGCTTCTTTGGTTATTTTTTCAGAAGGCTGACCACGGACAAATGATTCAATAAGCTCCACATACTCCTCTTTCAGGCGTCTATAGAGATAATCCGTTGTGCATTGGCTCCAGCCGCCCTTGTGGTCGTTCTGTATTAGCTTCTTTTGCATCTGCTCCGCGAACCAGCGTACTGGTGGACGCAGTTCGACGTGTTTGGTGTCTGGCTGCTCTGTCTGATGGGATACGGAACCTTCCTCAAGCCACTTGATACGCTCTTGCAATGCTTCAATATCGGCGTGGCGCACTCTATTCACATTCATCAAATCTTCTTTTTCTGCGTGTAGCCGCTGGATCTCTGCATCCCTCTCTGCCAGGAGGTCGGGTGCATCAAATTGTCCTGATTCCACGAAGTTGTTTACTGTTCCATAAGCGCCGGCCCTACCAAACTTACTTTCTGCGTTAGCCTCAAGCTGTTTCTCTTCAAGCCAATCAATTAACATGTGTTTGTCTACGTACTTACTCATGGGCTCCTCCTTGTACGGTGACTGCCATGACATATGGCTTGCCTCCCGGTCCGTACCTCATCGCTTCGGCAACATGCGTTAAATGCGCATGATGTTCCTCGAAGATTTTATCCCTCGATGGAATGATCGTTGTAGTGCAGTACATAGCTGCGTTTTCGACGTCATCGTCTGGATGCTGCTGCTTTAAGTAAAACTGTGCGACCATGGGCAATTCTTCCCGTTTACAGATTTCAATGATTTGCTTCATAAGTGGCGCGATCTGCTCATCGTAGATGGATTCTTTATCGTACTTACTCATAAAACCTCCCCGGCCCTATACGGCCTCGCTTCGCTTAGTATTTCGGTCGTTCCGATGGCGCTACGCGCTATTCGCATAAACCATACTGACTGCTGCACATCACGACTTCCTCGGACTCGATCAACTTAAGCAGGTCATAGTTCCGTCCACCATGTGTGGTTTTGCTCCACTCTACTTCGCTGTGAATTCCGTCTGTGTTCCGGTTGTTTGCTAATGGGAAGAATGTTGCGCCCCCCCCCTTTGCTCGCCTGCTTTACGATCTCTTCCCACGCTGCAATTCGTTCGATTTCAGCCGGAAACCGTCTTGATATCTCGAACAACTCCTGTTTCCCGCAGTTGATGCAAGGCATGCATCCGACACGACCCATGCCTTGCTTGTACAGAGGATTGGGTTCTATTCCGTATTTCTCGTGTATTGCGAATACATCTTCGACACTCCAGTGAAGCAACGGACGGTAAATCTCGTAACCTTCTGGCGTATCCTCTCGTTCAGGTAGCTTGGCACGAGCTGCGCTTTCCTGTGCCCTCACGCCTTGCCAACTTATAACCTTGTGACCATTCTCCAACAGAGGCATATATACTTGTTCCATATTCGGGATCACTTTTAATTCTTGTGTGCAGAAACGCATCATGGTTGATGGAAATCTACCTTTCCAAATACACATGTCCAAGAATGGATTTCCCGTGGGATGGAGCATATTCAATGCGCTTTGGATGACTTCTTCGGGCACTCCCTCGGCTCTCCATTTGGTTTGCACGATCATTCGTTTTCGTTCTATCTGAGCGGAGAAGTCCGGTCTCACCCTACGAATTGGTCCTAACTCTTCTTCAATGTATTCTAAATAGTCATAAGTCAAAGGGTGCTCGTTCCCTGTGTCGCAGAATACGGCCTGTATATCTACACCTAGTTCTTTGACGGCGTAGATAAACATCGCTGTGCTGTCCTTACCTCCGCTGAAATTAAGAATGTTCGCGACTGGTTTACTCATCCGCATCCCCTCCCCGGGGGTCTAGGGTGGCTTTACCTCCCTCTATGGTGGATAGGGCGGACCGGGCGCGCTGCCCGGCGTCCTGGTCAATCGGGATATATCCATGCAGGTCGAGGTGTGCTGGGTCATAGTTGCTTTCGTCTCCGTACCACGCCAGCGCTTTCTTCATGGCCTCTTTTTCGCCCTCAACCTTCTTGATCCATGCCCCGTCGATCTGCTGCTTCCTCATGCACCAGGCGATACCTTCGTCCTTCTCGTCCATTTGCCTAATGCCTTCGGTCAACAACTCCACACCTTCGGAAATTTGCTGCCGGAGCCCGGCAATCTCTTCAATCGTGGACTGGAGCAGTTCGGGGCTGACGATAATCCGCCCGTGCCCCTCTGCCCCTGCAAGCAAAGCCTGGAGTGCCTGTGTGTTATCCATGGGACTCTACCCCCTTTGGAGTGATCGCTTCAATTGCCGTCCAAGCTGAGTCATACCCAGCCAGCACCCGGCGCAGCGTATGCATATGGTTTGGATCCAGTTCGAGCTCGGCGTCCAACTTCTGGAGATAATCTTGCATGGCATCCACCTGTTCATCCGGCACGCGGCCGATCTCTACTTTATGTGTTGTCTCAGGCATCTCCATTCCCCTTTCCGGAAATCCACTGTCTGTATTCTTTCAGCTCCTCATGGAGCATGCGGTTTTCTAGCCGTACATCGCTGATCGTCTTGCAGGTGGTGTGCTTCATCCGGTCACCGCTCCAGCCCAACTGATCCTCGTAGACATGGTCATTGCAGACGAAGCACACACCCAATATGCAGCCGCTCGCCATGCTTACCCTACCGCCTTCCTGCCGATCATGCCGGAGTCCTCCAGATCCTCCAGAACCTTGTTAAATGCAACGCCGCCAAGTCTCGGGACACCTATGATATTCTCTGTCCTTGCCCACGCCCGCAGCCGATCCGGGTGGTGCTCGCCCAGCGTGTACATCTCGTCGTCGCCAGCAAATGGGCAGCCAGCGCACGCCACGCGCTTGATCCAGTGATAGACCGGGTTATACGGGGCGCGGACCCAGAACAGGAACTCCCAAACATCCTGAATGCTCCACTCGAGTACCGGGCGGGCCGTGATTCGCATCAGCGTCTCGTCTCGCTCCGGCTCGAGCTGAATGTCCGACCGCGCCAGACCCTCCATACGCCGCTCTCCAGATAGCAACAGGGGTGCAGGGTACCTAACATCTACATCCGCACCTTGGAGCTCGTGTGTAGGACGGAAGCGCGCTCCTCGTTTGACCTTGAGCACCTGGTCGTAGCCTGCAGTATCGAGATGGTCGCGCATCGGCAGCAGCTTAAGGTTCTTCGTGCAATGCCGGCGCTTGGCGATCGGCCAGCAAGGGATCTTCTCTTCCAGCAGCGTGTGGATGCCCATTGACTCAAGCTGCCGGAAATCCCGGACGCCTATCCAGCGGATGAACTCCGGGATGTGTTGGTACGTCTCCGGCCATTCGTCCTGCGTGTCGGCAAACATGGCGAATATCCGATCCTTTGGGTACCGCATACGAGCCAGTACCATGATGGCTGCCGAGTCCTTGCCGCCACTATAACAGGAGGCGACTTGCTGGTCGGTCTCCAGATCGGGGAGACTCGCCAGGCTTGTGAGTATCTTGTCGACCAGTTCGCTCCTTATGTGTACGCACTCCCTGGCTACGTCCAGGCGGATCTGCCACTCTTCGAGGCTGAGGTCTTCCAACTGTACGGATGGCCGGTATCCTGCCGGCGGTGCAAAGGTGAAGTCCAGATCCCGGTCGAACATCTTCGGGACGTTTAGTTTTACCTCTCCGTCCTCCACGCCGAAAGTGTACTGTAGCCGTTGGCCTTTGTAGTCATCCGTGAATGCGGTCATGTTTCCTCTCCTCTCAGCGGTATGCTGGTACTATTTTGTGCTGCTCCCGGGGATACTTCTTCCGGCTTGCCTTTTTCAAGATTTCATCTCTTGCCGCGTCCCGATCGGACGTGGTTGCCATCTCGTCATAGAACAGGATGACCAACAGTTCCTCTCGATTCGCTTTGCTGATATCCGGTTTCATGCGCTCCACCTCAATCCAAGCAGTAGTATCCGTGTCCGATGCGCTCCATGTCGTCGTCCGAAGCCGGAGAAACGACGAAAGCCCGGCCCTTGATGAAAATTACAAATTCGTCCCCTTCTCCCAACTGGAGAAGATCCTTTTCAAACGGGAATTGATTATTCATGCTGTCTATTTGACCTCTTTCGTGTGCCACTGGCCGCCCTTGAGCGTTACCAATACCAGCGGCATATGTGGATTTCGATTGCGGAACATCTTGGCTTTCATGCGGAAGTCCTTGGTCTGGACACCCTTCACGTCGATTACTTCCTGACGCCCGTCGCTCCAGGTAACGAGGAAGTCCGCTTTATACACGATCGAGCGCGGCCCCTCCTCGAGCTGGTAGGCTGGCTGCAGTCCGATCTCCTTGATCTGCCCGGCCTGCTGCAGCATTAGCAGATGGATGTAATACTTGGCTTCCATCTTGCTGTCAAACTTGTTGCCAGTTACATCCGTAATGCCGTATCGCTTAAGCTCCTCCACTTCGTAAAGAGTGCCGTCTGCGGTTACGATGCATTTTTTCGAGCTGTATTTGTTCCTGCTTGCGAATCGTCTCATTGCGCCGTCCCTTCTCTGCGACCGGCATCGCTCTGAATACCTCGCCGATCAGCAGGCCATTGTCATCGTGTATCTGCTGCCAGGGCGTCTGCTCAAAGTACGGGTCACTCATTGGCCGCTCGTATGCTATCACCCCACACGCCCCCTGTCCTTTTGTGTATGCGCCGCTTCCGCGCCTGATCGATCGCCAGGATAGCTACCTCATCGGGGCAGCGCTTGAGCTTAGCCGCGATCTCCGGCAGCGATAGGCCGTCGTGCCACATCCCCACGAACCAATCGACATCTTCCTCGCCCCAAGTAAAATCCATCTCCTCGCAGGCGAGGTACACTGCTCTCCGTTGCTGCTTCATAGGCCCTCCTGCTCAAGCCGCCGGAGCAGCTGCTTAATCTCTGCCACGTACGGTGCCAGGTACTTGGTGCGCCAGTATTCGTAATCTGCATATGACTCCCACGTCCAGCCGTCCTTGATGACCGGGCGGAACTTGAGACTGTCATCCTCGCGCATCAGCATCAGGCCGAATGACCGAAAGGTCCAAAGCGTACTGAGCAACTCGTGGGCTCGGTCCGCATCCTTGATTGTCAGGAACACGATGCGCAGCAGCCGTTGCCACCTCTTGCTGTCTGCCGGAAGGTCCGGCCGGGGATCGATCAGGTAGTCTTTCAGCTCCATGACTTTTCTGCTTTCTTTGTGAGCATCTGCCGAATCTCTTTTATCGCGGACACTGCTTTTGGATCCATCTTGCTCCGATCAATCTCCGGTTTGGTCGCAGCCGGTGGTGCCGGCTCCTCGCCCATTTCAGATAGCTTCACTATCCGTTTGGCTACCCTTTCTTCGCCCCATATCCGCTGCGCTGGCGTCAGATCGCGGCGTTCCAGAAACGCCTCTCCGTCTTTGATGCTCTGCATTAACTCCTGTCGGCTCACTGGGCCTCAGCCTCCCTGTAACGAGCTGCGCGGGCTTTAGCGACCTCCAGTCGGTAGCTCGATGCTGAATTCTCGATGATCATGCTGGCTTCAAGTATCCTGTCATGCAGCCGCTTGGCCTTGATCTTGTCGGCCTCATCGCAATTTTCCGGCCTGTCGGGCAGGAATTGATTCAGCAGGCCCGTGGGAGAGAAGTTAGTCGTAAATAGCGTCGGCTTCTTCTGGCGGTACCGGCCATCGATAACCCGGAACATAACGTCCATGACCCAATCCGTTACCTTTTCCGAACCGATGTCATCCAGGACCAGAAGGTCGCAATCCCGCAGTGCGTTCATGATTTCTTGCTCTGTCTCGTTCTTTTTGCTTCGGAATGTTCCTCGTATTCGTTCCAAAAGTTCCGGCACGCTTTGGAACACTGGAACGTAACCCTTGGCTGAGATGACATGGCAGACAGCTGCAGCCAAGTGGGATTTCCCGTTGCCGGATTCTCCCCAGATCAGGAGAGAGTCACCGCCGTCTTGTGGGAAGTTTTCCGCGTATCGTTCGGCAAACCGTCTAGGCTTGTCGGATCCTCCCCGGTCTTTAAAGGTGCCGAAACGGCAATCGTCGAACCGCTCTCCAAGATTGGAGATTGAGAACTTGCGCTTAATCTCATTGCGGCGCTGCAGCTCAACCGACTCCTGCACTTCACGCTCCATCTTCTGGACCTCGCATTTACAGGCTGGCTGCACGACTTTTGGTATGCCGAGCGGATAGATGGTCAACTTTGGGATTACCTGATCGCAGATCGGGCAGATCACGTCATCAGAGGGACAGTTCGTCATATTCTCCACGAACTCTTTCATCGCTTCGCCCACGCTCATCATTGCTCGCTCTCCTCCTCCACGGTGTGACTTTGTTATCGGATCTACGGGCATCCCGAGCGTTCTTGTTGGCTTCGTAAGCCACATCGAATTCGATCGCTTTATCCAAAGTGATAGCTCCAGCAAGGTGATAATCGTGTAAGATGCGCGTTATTAGCGCGAAGTTGTAACCCCCGCCTTTTGCGTCAGCCCTTTCAAGCGCCCTAACGACAACTGCCTCATCCAAGCCCTGAACGTCGATGAAATCATTCAACTGGTCGCGTTGAGTCTTGGAAGGCGGGAAACTGAACAGCCTCTCGTGGGCTTTGAAATAGGATTCGTAAACGGGTTTGGTATGCTCTATTGGCTCCTCAATCCTTGGATCTCCACTTTCGTTTTCCTGTATAGGAGGAGGAGGGTTATTAATAATGGTTTGGTTAGGTACGGTTAGGTACGGTAGCCCTGTGACTCCGTCGCCCGTCTCACTACTGTCCGCGTGACGGGCGCGTGACGGGCGCGTGACATCTTCGCTATCACCTGTTCCGTCCTGAGCCTTTTTGCGTGACCGACGCTTCCTTTCCTTGTTCTGTTCGCGCTTTTCCATGAGACGTCCCGCATAGTCGTACCAGTCGTGAATCTTCAATCCATCGGCTTCTTTATCAATAAATCCTGACTCAATCAGGGCCGTAACGAGGACGTCAGCTGGACCATCCCACTCGACTGCATCGGCTATATCCTCAGAATCAAACCGGCTTATATCGCCATCCTGCGCATAGTCCATTGCCCACCACCAGAGCATATGCAAGTGACCAACTACTGTCGGTGAGCTGACGCCCAGCCTTCGGATGAGTTTCTTTGTCTTGGGATGTTTGATCAGCTCCTGGTGGCTTTCGATCCATGCCATGATATCGCCTCCGATTTTATCCTTAATTCCTTCCGGTACCGAATGCCCTCGGGCGTTGCATCAAGCCAACGATGGCATTCGGAGCACAAATGCAGGAGGTCCGTTACAGTCGTCTTGTGACTCAACTGCTTTCGTCCAGTGATGTGAGCCCGTTCCACTGCCCGAGCCTTCCTGCATCTCTCACAAACGTATCCGGACCGTTCCTTTAGTTCCGCATCGACTGCCTTGCTGATCTCCCCGAGCTGCCGTTGAGTGGGCTTCTGGCGGCTGCTCTTGGTCTGCATTTGCTTTGTGATTGTCCGTGCCGGCTGATCTGCGAGACTCGTTACAATCGCCATCTGCGCCGCCTCCTATGCTGGGATGATTTTAATAGTGCCGGTGTTCCGATGCTGAACGTGAAGCCGTTCATTCTCTACTTTGCATACCAGCCAGTTGGCCGGGTTCAGGTTGACGTATTGTAGTGCCTGCTTCTGGCGCCGGGTTGGCTTCTTTCCGCCTTTCATACCAATCACCTCTCCGCGATATAAATTGGTTTTCCTGTCAGCTCCTGCAGCTCGCGCTTGAATGCGGCTTCGTCGCTGTTTCGATCACTCAAGTGCAGCAGGTGAATCTCCTGCACCTTGCTCATGTCGTTAGCTCGAATGAAGTCCTTGAAATTCTCTAGGCTGAAGTGTGAACGCTGCAGCCGTTTCTTCTGAATGGCCGGGACCCGACCGTCTATGATATTGCTGTCCAGGATCGCCTCAGAGTAATTGCACTCCACCATGATGTGAGTCAGTCCTGGAAAGCGATAAGGGATGTAGTAAGTGTCAGTGGCGAAAAGCAGCTTCTCGCCTGCCTGATTGCCTAGCAGGAAGCCCAGCGGCTCCTCTGCATCGTGTCGTACATCAAAGGGCAATACCGTCAAACTTCCGATTACAACCTGCTTCTTAGCTGTCAGGGCCGTTGTGCGGTGCCTGGGTAGCTGTAGCGCACCGAGCGTTCCCTGAGAAGCGTAGATCTCGACCCCAGCCTTTGCTAGGTCAGCTGCTGCTTTCCGGTGGTCCCCGTGCTCATGAGAGATTAGGCAGCCTGCAATCTGCGACATCCGGAAGCCCACGGCCCTCTGTATGTCCCGGAAGTGGATCCCTGCCTCCAGCAGCAGGGTTGTGTTGCCGTCCGTAACCGTGTAGGCGTTACCGGCGCTACTGGAAGCAAGTGTCTTGATCTCGATCACCAGGGATCTCCCCCGCCGGAACCATCCGGCATATCAGCTGAGAAGTCATCCAAGCTCGCTTGCTTCGGATCTTCTGTCGGTGGCAGTTCTTGTTCTTGCTGCGCCGGTTCTGGCTGGCTCGCTTCCGGCTTATTAGGCGACTCTTGGAGCGGCGCAGGTTCAAGGTCGATCACCTCACGATTGGCCTGCTCATTAATTTCCTGCCGCACTGCGCTGTAGTCCGAATCCGTTGCTTCACTGTGAATCAGTTCCAGGTATCCGTTACCGAAGTCCTTGGGGATCTTCTTAACGACGTTGTTCCGCATCTTCCGGATCAGCATCGACTCGCGGCTGTGGTACTCTGTCCACGCCGGGCTAATCCACTGCTGCAGATCTGGATCATCCAAAGCGGCGATACCAAGCTCGCTGGCACGCTTGAGGATTTCAGACTTCTTAGCAGCGATTTGACGCTTTTGATCAGGGTTTGCTTTATAACGATCGGCACAGATTCCGAAGGTTTCGTTCATCATTCCGTTATTGATGTGAGCTACAAGATTCTTGGCGACGTCGGCGCGTTCTGAAATGTGGTATTCGATGATGTTGTTCTTCCGGATGATCGGGTAGACGATCCGTACTACCTCGCCCTGTCCCTTCGGCGTCCACTTCGGCGGGCTCATTTCCAAACCGTTGAAGGTCGGATATTCGAATCCATCGCCCTCACGCACAAGCCAGAACTGCCTGACCTCTTTGACGTCGCGGCCGAACCGGGCGAGGATGGCGTCGTTGCCATCCCCCTCGATCCCCATCTCGATTTGCTTCTTCCAGATCTCCTTGTTGTCTGGGGTCTTGACCTTCACGTTTCGCAGCTGGAAGAACACTTCCCGAGGGCTGGCTGCCGCATTGAGCTTGAGAGCCGCGATCTGCATCAGAATCGTCGTGACGTTGTTGCGGTCGAGTTGATCATCATTGAACGATATTCCTTTGCTGTCCAGGATGCTGTTGATGGACGAAAGAGCGTTGAGCACGCACTGCTTGGCGTAGGGGTCCATGTCGATTCCCTTGCCAGTAAGCTGGCTCTCAATCATGGGCAGGAATGTGTCGTTGACCTTTGTCAGGCCGGTTGAGTATGTCATCTATACAGCCTCCTTGCGGGCGTTTTTGGCGCGCTCGACGCGCAGCTTAGAATTCTGTTGTTTCCACGCTGCTGCAGCTTTCTCATATGTCCCACCATTTTGAGAAATAAGATGGGATCTCGCTTCTGCTGGGAGATTATCGAAAGCAGGCGGCACAATCAGCCGGATCTTTTGACCGTGCGTTGCAATCAGCTTCGTCACTGCTTCGGCGTTGTCGATGAAAATCGGCGCCGTCACCCCGTAATGCTCAGACAGTGTGTTGATGATGTCCAGGCCGACATTGATGCGCCCGGCGTTGTTCAGTCCGCTGCTGTACGGCACGCCCTCATAGAGCGTCTCGCAGTCTTCTTTAATGCCGCCATTGATTTGAGATTCAAACAGCCGGAACCGCGCAAGCTTGAACTTGCTGTTGATCTTGCTCTCAAGCATGGAGACCTTCGTCTTGATGAACTCGGCGGCCAGATAATCCTCGTGCTCGAGCCGCTCGTATTCGGCGGCCAGTGTCTTCTCCTGCTGCTTCAACTGCTCGATGCGCTCGTTTGCGGATTTGACCATGTCCAGCTTGGATATGTCTCGCTCGACGGCTGCCGCAGCCTCCCTAAGCCCTGCAAGCTCTGTCCGAGTCTGCTCCACTGCCTGCTGGACTTCTGATCGTAAGCGCTGGATCTCTTCCCGGACCGCCCGGACCTCCTCCTGCTTAGCGATGTATGCTGGATCGTCGTTGACGTCCTGCACGGCTGCCTGCAGCGCCTGTACCTCGGCGTCAGCTGCATCTGCTGCCTTCCGGAGTCCGGTGCGCACCTCTCGGAGGCCTTCGAGCTCCTTGTCTAACCGATCACGCTCGGCTTTCAGCCGCTCAGCTTCGTTCTTGGACGCGACACCCTTGGCTTTGTATTCTTCTAGGCGTTCAGAGCGGCTGCGGTTAAAATTGGCTTCCGCCTTGTCGTGTGCCGCCTTCACCTTCTCGGCTGGCAGCGCCTGCCCGCAGGCTGCGCAAGACTCGTCATGGTGCTCCAGCAAGAATCTCTCGGCGTCTACTGTCTTCCACATGCCCAGCATGCGCTGGTAGTTGTTCGAGTGGTCGGTGATCTCCTGATCGATCCCTTGAATCCGGCGCTCAGCCGAGCGGATGTCGTAATCCGCATCCTCAACCTTGCGACGCTTGTCGGCGGCTACTCGACGCATATCCGCGACAGCGCGCAGTGAGTCGGCCTGCACGTCGTTCTTGATCTGCTGCAGCTCGCCTTCGATCTCGCGCAGCCGGTTTTCTTTCACCGTAACCTCGCCGCCGTTCTGGACCCGGCTCAGCTCCGCCTCTTTGGAGGATACAGCCGCCTTGGCTTTTTCCAGTCGAGCAGTAAGCTGCTGTTCGTTCATTCCGTCCGTGTCCGGCATAGAGCGGTAAACCTCGTCGATCCGTACCGGGATTGTGCTGATTTCCTTGTTCAACTCGGACTTACGTGAGGCCAACCACTTCTGATGATTCTCAATCGTCCGGTCACCCAGGATATCCGGCAAAGCAGCCAGTGCCTGATTGCCAGCGATAACATCGCCGTCTGAAATATCACCACACACCGTCAGCAGCACGTCCCGGCGCTTCTTTTTGTCCAGATGCTCATTGAAGTAGTTGGGGTTGGTCAGTAGCTTGAAGGTGTCCTCGTCGATGATTGCGGCCACCTCGGACTCGTATTCGCCTTTCTTGACTGGAACGCCGTCCACATGATAATCAGTGGTATGTCCGGTGAAGTCCGACGTTGCTGATCCGCGCTTCTTAGTCCAGGTCTCCTTGTGGACCTTCCGGAGCGTCCGGCGCCGTCCGTTGACGATCAGGACGCCTTCTACTTCGTGCTCCAGCTGGTGAAGCTCGTTGCCATCCTTGCCGATCGTCTTAATGGAGAACTTGCTTTTGTTCTGGCTGTCCTTATCGAACAATAGCCAGTGCCAGCCATCGTTCAGCGTGGTCTTCCCTGTGGCGTTGTCGCCGAATACATCCGTATCTTCGGCCCCGGCTTTCAGTGCGAAATCGCGCGCTCCCTTGAAATTGCGGAACCTCAAATCTTCAAGCTCAATTCTTTTCATAGGATCCTCCTTGAAAATATGAATTTAACGTGCTACGATTGGGGTAGTTAATTTCGAATCGACCGGACCCGCTGGCAGGCGGGTCTTTTTCATGTCTCCAAACTGATTCCATAACGATTGAGCTCATCCCAGGTGTAAAACGACGTGTACTCGAACGTTAGGCCGTATACCGCGCCTTTGTAATCCCAGCGAAGGGCAACGCCTTCCTCGTCCTGCTCCACAACCTCTGCCGTCTTGCGGCCGTTGGTTGCCTGCATGGCGATCGCTCCTTTCCTATGTATTTGCGGATTTCCGCGACCATCGCCCCAAGGGGCTAGGTTTCGGCTGGTATCCCTCCAGCCATCATCAGGCGTTTATCTATTGGCGGCAGACCGTATCGCTCAGCCATGCGTTCATAGTGACTTTCCTGGTAGCTAACCCTTACACTCTCCAGTCGATCCGCGAGGTTGTTATAAAAAGCAGCCTGAGGATTATCATCCAAATCAGTAGCTTTGGACCGGAGAGCGTGGCAAATCATCATTGCCTCCTGGCTGTCCAGACGGGCCTCAAACCGTTCGTCCATGCCACTCAACACCTTTCTTGCGGTCTTCCTTCATGAGTGCTATAGTAGAAATCAAGAGAAGCTTTAACCGGGTTCTCAGTGGCAGCTGTCTGGCGGACGGCTGTTTTTTCATGTCTTCTTCAAGTTCTGCTTTCAAGGCATCTACTTCGTTAATCCCTCCATGCCAGCGTTCTTCCCCAATCACATGCGGATGTTTCAGGAGCCATTCACGGTATTGTTCATTCCTGGCCTTCCATTTCGCAGCCTCTGTCTGCAGCTGTATGATGTTCTTCAATCCAATCAGCCTCCTATTAGTGGTAAGACATTCTGGATGATGCTCATCCCGTCCATTCCGAATATGTAAGCGACGACGACCTCTTTGGCATTCGTCACTTCTGCCCAGTGCAACATCGTTTTGATGCCGGGCTCTTTCTGATCGCGCTCAATCTTGCTGATGTCTGATTGGGATTTGTACATAAGCTCAGCCATTTTCTCCTGGCAGTAACCTGCTCTCACTCGACATGCCTTCAAGACTGCGCCCAGGTTTAGCTCTTTCAATGCCTTCACCTCCCTTCCTATTCCAAAATGGAATACCTGGGCCCGGATAAGCTATAAATGAATTGTTCTAGATGCTTTATAATGAAGCTATACCGTTCCCCACTCGCCGCCGGCCACTCAGATCGGCGGCTCTTTTTATAAAATCTGGCTTGCTCATTTCTTGGCGGACAAGCTTACTTGCATGAACCTGAGCAGCCTTTTTGACTCTCTCTGCATGGGGGCCGAGGATGAAATTGACTTTCATAGGGCGCCTCCTATGCCAGCTTCGCTGACTGGCTCAAGAATTTGTTAATGAAGTAAATCTGACCTTTGCCGGTGATTTTAGTTGTTCGTGTTTGCTTCGTGCCCTCACTGGCACTTGAACGAAGTCCGATTTTCACTTCCATGATGCCGAGATCCATCGAACGCTGCGTAGGCATGTTGTACTCGCTGCCGCCTTTAATGAGGTAACCGTTCTGACGGAGCCAATCGAAAAGCCGTTTCTCACCAGTGTTGATCCCGTTTTGGCGCAGCAGCTTCGAAAGATCCGCGACCAGGATTGAATCCTCGGATACTTGTAGCGATTCGGCAAACACTACTAGAGGACGTTCAGCCTCGATCTGACCTTGAAGCATGCTGTTCTTTTCCGCTAGGTCAGCAGCCAACCTCAGCGCTTCTGGTAGGGTTCCTGGTAAAACGAACGGATTAACATTCAACGCATCGCGCATCCGGTTAAACTCAGCAATATACCTTTCCTTGAACCGAGCTGCTTCGCGGCCGGTGTAGCCCATGACCAGGAATGCAAAGCCGTCTTGAGTGATGAGATACTTCGGGTAAGTACGACCACGATCGCTCCGGTATGTTGACTCGCCAAAATTGGCGGTTGAGAATTCCGGACTGCAATCTAGGGTACGTATGTCCCGGATTACCTTGTCGTGATCCTTGCCGAACGTTTCGGCGATGGTCAGGCTGTCGGTGATAGGGCGGCCGTTTTGTATAAAGACTAAATTTTGCATTATTGTTGCCTCCTATATGTGCGTTTTACGCACTTTCTGGGCGAAAAATAACACTGATATTTTTTTTCAATTCTCTAGCTATAGCTTGGGCTACTTTTAAAGAAGGGTCATGCTCGCCTCTTTCGATATTCGCTAAGTAAGCTCTTGTAATTCCAATTCGCTGGGCAAGCTCCAGTTGCGTCAAGCCTTTTGATTTTCTAGCAGCTATTAGCTCGTTACGTTTCATAAGATGCAACTCCTTTCATGTTCGTTATTCGCACCTCTTATTCATAGTATATGTTCGTTTAGCGCACTTGTCAATAAAAAGTTCGTTTTACGCACTGTTTATTTTACGAACACTGAATGTTAATATATTTCGTGAGGTGGATTAAAGTGAACTTTCCGCAAAGACTAAGGGAATTAAGAGAATCGAGAGGTTTATCGCAAGAGGATTTAGCTGAGATTTTGGGGATTCCTCGTTCTTCTATAACTCATTATGAGCAAGAAGATCAGGATCGTTTACCGCGAAGAAAAAGATTAGAGCAAATCGCCGATTATTTCAAAGTGAAGATTGATTATTTATTAGGAAGGGATAACGAAAAAGAAGACTCCGCCATTGTTGATGAGGAATCATTTCGTTATGAAGCTCAGGAAAATAAAACAGAATCCATTTTAAGAGAGATAGTTAAAAAATACGACCTAGATCTGACCAATCCAGGAGAAAAGGAAAAGCTCGAGAGGATTATTGAAATTGTTACTGGAGATTCAAAAAAGAAATGAAGTCAATTAAGTCATTAGTTTCTACATCTTCAAGCCCTTTAATTTTTGATTTTAGTTTTTCGATTTCATCTCTATCTTTCTGTTTCATAATGACACCGCCCCTTTTTTATGTAAAATACGATGACCGCGGTTTCAAAAAAACAATTATTGATCAGTTTATGTCACTGTTTGTCCATTATATGCGAATGCCTGTTCGCATTCAAGGTTAATATTAGAAAATAAATACGGGGAGCAGTATGATGCGGTATTTACCGGATCGCTGCCGCCTTCTCGAATGGTATAAAGAATCAGGTATTTCACAGCGTGAAGTGTCAATTATAACTGGGATATCAGACAGCCATCTATCCGATTACGCACATAATCGAAGAACGATGAGTCTTCCCACATTAATGACAGTAGCCATGGCTCTGAAAATGGAGAATCCGATTCAATTATATACCTGGAAGACTAAATGAGAAGGCGCGGAGGGAACACCCTCCCGATCCGGCCAAGATTTCCCCATATGGGGAAACAAACCCCGCACCGCTATGTGCTCCTCTTCATTATAGATGGGTATGTCAGAAAAATCTGTCGAATGAAGTCGAATAAACGAGAGTGGACAGTTCAGGGGGGTTGAACTGTATCACTTTCCCTCAACCATGCGGGATCTCCCCGAAACTAAAATTTCGACATTATCGATAAATGTTATGCGCAATTCCTTCCCAACTCGCTCAATCTTCTTAACTCTGCTGTTGTTTATTATTTTGGATCTGTCGTATTGGACAAATCCATAGTCTGCGAGAGCTTGAGATAAGTCCTTAAGCGTCATGAGTGGAGCGTAAGATCCGCTAGCAGTATGATAAACCGGCACCAGGCTAGAAGACGTACGCGGCCGATACAAATCGATGTAATCGACGGCCGACAATGCGAACACTTTGAAATCTGTTTCATCACCTTTTCTACCAACCGTTTTAACCCCAACTATCTTTATGACCATCACCTCTGTAGATTCTAGTTGCCCCAACCTATATTAGTTGAATTTTCCAGAGTGGTCATCGGTCAATATGTGGAAGCAAATAAATATAATAAGGAGATTTTGAAATGGCTGACAATCAAGGGTCCCCTAAGGTGAATTCGAATAAAGGATGTCTGTTCTTTATATTATTTTTTGCGCTCGTCGCACTCTTCGTTGCAACAAATTTAAAAGAGGAATCGCCGGATGCTGCTCCAAAGAAAAGCACGAAGAGCGAACCCAGTTCTACGCTGGTCATGAGTGGCCAGAATGGAAAATTGAAAACCACGACTTACATAGGCTTAGGGGAGTCCAAGGACAACTATAATGAAATGATGAAGTATATCGTCGCAGACAATTTGGACGCAGTAGGTAGGATGCTGCTGGATGGAAGAATAACGATGGGTAAGGCCGGGGATGCCGTAACAGTGATTGACCGGGGTATCATGAACACAAAGATAGAGCTGCTAAGCACAGGTCAGCGCGGGTGGGTGCCATCAGAGTTTGTTATCAAGTGA